ATGGCTAAGAATAATGACGTGAATCCGCAGTATAAAAATACCTGCTTTCTGGTCGGACAGGCGATGCTGTCAATGGCGGTGGCCAGCCCAACCTGTGCTGAAAGCATTATGACACTGCTGAATATCGACCTCATTGCCAATAAAACCTATTCAGCCGATGAGCTGAATACCATGAATAAAGTGATGCAGCTGCTTGAGCTTCAGGCCGAGCCGGTATTACAGCGCTCAGCAGGCTAACCACGCGGAAGGGATATAACGCCTGCCGCGAAAGCAGGCACCTTTTCTCAGCACATTCCTTGCTTTCAGCTTTTTCGGCACCCTATCAGAGACGTTCGTCTCGCCTGGCAACCTTGCTTTTCTCTGCGGCGTTGTCCGGCAAACCTCTCTACCTTTCACGCCATACCATTACTCCTTCTTCAACCACCAAAGGAAGCCGCCGCCGTTTCACTTGCGCGTGCTCACGCTCAGCTGCTTGCGGGGATTCTCAGGTATTATCCCGTTGATAACGTGGCGGCCATAAGCCTTCAGGTTAGGTTTCTCCTATCTCAATGAGAATTAATACCGGCTGGCTACCCGGACACGGTTAGGGGAATAATCATTGCATGACTACATACCTGGTAAGAGTGGGTTTTCATAACCCAACGGGCCTGACATTCAGGCAACTTGATGAAGTGCTGGAGCCGCAACGATTCTGGAGAACCCAGCCCTGTGATGGCAACTTTCGTTATTACATGGAATATGAATATGAGTCAGATATAAGAGATCTCTGTGACGTTTGCGAGCTGGCCTATTCACAGGCCTGCAAGGTCAGAAAATGCCCGTTAATATTGGTACAGACTAAATCGCTGAGCAGCTAGTCGGGCACTTGATAACGTAGCCGCCTCAACGATGTAGCGAAGCCGCCATCCTCTGATGTTCACCCCTGCGCCATTGCCCTGCGGCAACGGCGCATTCTCTTCGTCTGTGTTATCCCGTTCTGCTCGCTTTCGCTGAATCTGTTGAAACCCGCAGGCTGCTGGCCGATCCCTCATCAGGCATTTTCCGCTATTTGCACCGCTCGCCTTGAAGCTAATGCAGCAAGATAAGCCATGCGCCAGTACACAACATCATTCACTACGACTTCATCATTTTCTACCTGTTGTTCACTTACCCTCCGAGCACATATGTTCTGCGCTATGAGACGGCTAACTCTTTATGTTTCCTTATGTAAAGCAGGCTTGCACTTTACCGGTAACATTCTAAATTACACAGGAGCAGTTCAATACACACAACCGTAAGAGGGCTATTTATGGCTAAGCATCATCTGATAAAATCTATTGAAATCACGGCATTTGTAATATTTACGTTAATGATTGTGTACTTCGCCGCCAGCGGTTCACTATCGATGATCGGTATGGATCACGCATGGCCGTATCCCACTAAATAAGCAGTAAGCGCACCAGGGAAATCAGCTCTGCTAATCAATAGAATAAAAATAGCCTGTAAAAAGAGGGCAAAAAATGCCCCAGCCAGCGTTAACAGGTTTATCAGTCATTCACGCCAGTTAAACGCAGCGAACCGTCAGCGACACTCTGCTGACAATAAAATCCTTTCATTCCGCGGGTAACGTCATTCTGTTCTGGCTTGCTATGCTCAGCCAGCAATACACGCGTAAGAATTATCCCCTACAGCCTGATCCGCAAAGCTCACAATGCCTGCCATGCTACTATAAAGCGCCCATTAACTGACACTGATCGCTGCTATTCGGCAGATAAGCGGCGGGCTTAACAGGGTAAAATTTTACGCGCGCATAACGACGTACACCGTTTTGTAACTGATCTCTGTATTAAATTTAAGTGGTTGATAAATAAAGATAATGGACATAAAACAGCTTATCTATCTCTGTAATGAGTTGTGAACGCTCCGCAAATCTCTAATAATCCCAATGCATCCCTAAATGTCTTTGTTTTATTGAGTTTAATGATTCATTTCCTTCCCCAATCATCCCCTATAATCCCAAGAATTACCTGTCATTCCCTAAAAAATATGTACATGTTTTAGTACATAATTTCAGATATTCTGTAGCTATCTTTTTTATCTACTAAAGGTCCGTCTATGTCCCTTACTGATAGCTTCCTGCGTTCGATAATGAATAAAGAGCATGAGAAAGTGTTTGAAAAAACCGACAGGGATGGACTGTCTGTCAGAGTTTCACGAAAGGGTAAGGTGGTTTTCCAGCTTCGCTACATGTTCGAAAGTAAGCAAAAGCGTGTTGATATTGGAACCTATCCATCACTGGGCTTGAAAGACGCGCGTGAAGAGGTACTAAAAATAAAAAGGGCTCTGGAGGAGGGCATGGATGCGCAAATTTATCTTGCTACCAAGCTCCAAAGAAACAGTGCAATCAAAACTGTTGAAGATGTTGTACGTGAGTGGGATCGCGTCTATGCAAAGGTAAACATCAAAAACGCAGATCAGATCCTTCGAACTTTTGAGATACACGTTTTTCCTAAAATCGGCCACATTCCCCATGACTCGGCTGGTGCACATGTCTGGATCGCGCTGATTGAAGAAATTCTCAGAAAAAGACCCGGTATTGCGCGTCGCATATTAACCAGCGCAAAGCAGGCGCATTCATGGGCCTTAAGACGGAAGATGGTAGAGACAACCCCTTTAGAAACTATCAAGTCTCAGGATTTGGGTATGCGAAGGAGTTCTACAAGCCGCGTATTAAATGATGATGAGATCAGGCTCCTCTTTGAAGTATTCGAAAATACCTCGATGCGCCGTAAGAACGCTCTTTTAATTCAGCTGATCTTGCTCTTTGGGTGCCGCTCCGGAGAGATTTTGCAAAGCAGGCATTGCGATTTTGATTTCGAGCACGCTATTTGGACGGTTCCACCTGAGAACCATAAAGGCGGAGCAAATGGTAAGCCGATAAAACGCCCCATAATACCCGCAGCGCAAAAGTTGATAGAGGAGGCAATGCAATTAAGCAAAGGTTGCGAGTGGGTTTTTGAAAGTTCGCTGACGAAGGATAAAGGGAAAATGCTGAACAGTTCCTCGGTGTTATCGTTGCCGAAGACAGTTATGAGTTACTACCAGAGAACGAGAAATAAAATCTTGCCGCATTTTTCTATGCACGATCTAAGAAGGACAGCAAGAACGCGGTGGTCGCCAATCGCGCCACCTCATGTGTGCGAAGTAATGCTGGGCCATAAACTACCGGGCGTATGGGCAGTTTATGACCACAATGATTACCTTGATGAACAGAGAAAAGCTTACACCGCCTGGTGGGCAACCGTGATGAGTATAGTGAATGGAGAGAGCAATGTTCGCTCAATCCTGACAATGTAATTTTCCATAGTGCTCAATTTCACTTTTTAAGAACAGGCCGTGATGCACCGGATCGGGAAAGCCACTCATTCTTTTTTCGCCGGTCTTACGGTTTCTGCTGTTCCAGTTGTGAATCGTTTTAACTGAGCGACGAAAAAATGCCGCTGTCTCTTCAAACGTCATATATGGGGACTCCATAGCTACTCCTCTGGCGGTCTGCCGCCGATGAATATAGTGATAATTAAAAGGGTGAGGCTGAGCCATAACCAGAACTCAACCGGGGTGATGCCGGGGAGGGTGTTCATATGCCTGGCTTCAGAAAGATAATCCAGTGAGTTTTGTCACCCTTGCCGGTGCGCTGCCATATCGTTGGCTTCTGCTCTGTCAAAGCAATCACCTGACTGACTGGAATCTGTGTTTCATTCCATTTGAATATCAATGTGCCGTGTGGCCGCAGCACTCTGAAAGCCTCAGCAAATCCAGCGCGGATATCATCACGCCAGCTCTGCTTATCCAGCGCGCCATATTTTTTACGCATCCAGCTATTTTCACCGGCGCGTTCGAGATGAGGCGGGTCAAACACAACCTGAGAGAATGTGCTGTCAGGGAATGGAAGAGCACGGAAGTCAGCGATAATGTCGGGGCTGATTTCCAGTAACCGTCCATCGCATAAAATATGCTTCTCTTCACGCTTATCTGTGAACACGGCTCTGCTGTCCTGCTTATCCATCCAGAACATACGGGAGCCGCAGCACATATCGAGAATGCTGATTTCAGACATAGTTATTCCTCACGCAGGGCGCGATAGTTAAAGTTGATGGGTTTGGTTAGATGTACTGTGCGGAGTCGGCAGCGAGCAGGGTGATAGCTTTACGCATGGCAGCAATGCGGCCGGTAGAGGTATATTCGATGGTGCGCGATTCCAGACCGTCTGGCTCCGTCACCAGAACCACTGAATCGCCGAAGCTGATGGTCATTTCCAGCCGGGCGGCGACAATCATCGCGTGATCGGAATTGGACAGCGGATTGAAGTCACCGGGCTCACCACATGCTTCAAAAATAATTCGATCGTGATAGTCACCACCGCCGGCTGTTTCAGCTGCGAGCTTAGCCAGGGCGATAAGCCGATCCTTTGGCAACTGGCTGATTTCATCCTGTATCATGATTTCTCCTTTTCAATCTGGCGGATGTAATACCCAAGCCATGCCTTCGCTCTGAAAGTATTGAGCGGCAGGTTTTGGATTGTTTTAGCGTGTTTATCGAGTAGGGCAGTGATTATTGGATCGTGCTCAGAACGAGGTTTGTCTTTCGTGGTAGCAATGATTTCCATTCTGCACTGGCGCGCTACGGACCGGACTGCGTTTTCAGTCTCTGGCGACACTTTCCTTTCGCTCCAATTGCAGGCAATAAAAAACCCCGCCAAGGCGAGGTTTATTTGCGCACGTCAAATTAGCGACTTTGAAATATATACATTGATGGCGTTTCATAAATCAAGAAGTAATCGCCACTTCCATAAGGAGCATGCTTAAAGTAAACCCCCTGACTTCGTGGCCAGTCCTTAAAAAGATTGATGCTGTCCGCAGCCTTGTCTATCTCGATAGTCGTTACAGTGGTAAATGAGTTATTACTATCAGGATGTTGTTGGTTGATTCTTCCACTAAGAGTGAATCCAATATATACAATTTTAACCGGGGTCATCTCCTCTCCTAATCATGAGCTGAGCAAAATGCCTACATTTAATACATCGACCCTTGATGTCAAAACTTTATGCTTTGCAGATGATTTTAGCCCACCCAAATCATGTCAAATGACTAAGGCTCTAATTTCCGTACCTTCATCTGCTCTAAGCTTTGAGTGGATTGTAAATTCTTTCGTTGAGATGTTGGATAACAGGGAAGATGGAGGAGATCTGATCCACCCTTGTGCAACATAAAAAAACCGCCTTGATGGGCGGTTTAATGAAGTCTGACTTTCACTCATCAACCCTGGCGATTCTAATCTGGCAGGGTTCTGAACTATCTTCTCTATATCCCATTCCGGTACGCCCTTCAACGCGATATTTTACTGCTACGCCGTTGTCTCCAGGGCGCTTAATAATCTCTCCGAGCCGAGGAATTTTAGTAAATGCTTCAGTTTCAGTTAGTCCGGTATCCTTATAATGCACCTGCAAAATTATTTTGCTCACGTTTCTTTTTCCTTCTGTTAAAACAGGTTACATAACCAACCTCACCTAACTCGATAGCCGAAGAGAAAAGCTTTTACCTGAAGGTTGACTTCGGTGCATTGAAACAGGGTGATGCGAAGGCGATGAAATATTATCGGCTTTACTGTCTCATATACCATCACTTTGGGATATAGCATGCATGACTAATATGATAAGCAGAACAAAGCCTATTAGAATTATCTCCTTAGCCGCCGTAGTTTATGTCTGATAATCTGCGGCGATTAACACCGCATATGATGGTTAACCCTGCGCTGCTTCTTCGATCTCAACTTTGCGGATCTGATAAACGTCCGTTGCCCTGTCTAGGCGGTCGCTATCACTCGCCAGCTTTTGCGCAGCATACTTATAGAACCTGTCCAGCTCTGCCAGACCAGCAGCCTTGCCTGCAGCTTCAGTAAAGTCAGCCAGCAGCTCATCAGGTGTGCGTTGTGGCTTCTCTTCCTGCGCCGGGTTCAGCTCACGCTCTGCTGCCTTCTGCTCAGGCTTGCTGTTGATCAGGTTGTTCAGGTCATGTCGGGACCGGGCAGGAGTAACGTCGCGTTCTGCGCGCTCCTGCTGCTCAAATTCGTCCGAAGTGTAAACACCGAGAATCACGTCCGGGCAGTAGAGGCGGGCCCAGTATTTAACGGCCAGATACGCCAGCTGCTGCTTCGGTGCGGTTTTCCACAGCGGGGAGTTGCGGGTGGTGACGAACTCCATATACAGCGGCTCACCCCAGGTGATTTCTGTTTCACCGCGCAACACAGCGCCTACGCGTACAAACAGGCCTTTTTCATTAGCGGCATTCGCCACGCCCGGCTTGAACTTACCCCAGTCGCCGCCGTAGTCGTATTTGAACCGGCCCTGCACGGCGGTGGAGCTGGTGATTACCGCATTGACCAGTTGCGCCTCATAGCCCAGCACGCCGTTTACCAGGTGCGTTTTCTGCGCCACGGCGTAAGGATTCATTCCCCACTGAGCGGCCTGCAATGCGATAGCCAGGCAGTCAGCAGGCTTACCGGCAAGGTGGGCGGGCACGGTTGCTTTGCCCTGCGCCATAACCTCGGCAAATGCCTGAAGCTTCTGCAGGCCGGTAGGGCTGAAGATTGCTGCTTTGGTGTCGGCCTCATTGACCGGCGGGTGCATAATTTCGTTGCTCATGAGTAGTTCTTCCTTTTGGCCCAGTCAGGGCGCGTAATTTCTTCAATCCCGCCCCAGTTACCTGAAGCCAGACATTCGTGATAGGTGTTGAGGTCGCGCCGGAACAGGTCATAACCGACCTGCACATCATCTTCGCCAAGCTGGAAGACGCGCACCGGGTAGCGGCCACAATCGATCGACTCGCTGACGGCGATGAATACGAAAAGGGGATATTCGCCGTACTGCCGGCTGAATCCCTCGCGGTAGTAGGCGTCCTGCACGTGATAGCGGAATTCCTCAACGTGGCGGGCAAAGCGGGACATATCCGCCACCTTTTTCACGTCCACCACCACTGGCTGAGAGCTGAGGAATTTGTCTGGCCTGATGCGGCAAAATTCGCCGGTCTCATCGTCGTTCCAGAATATTGATGCTTCGCAGTGGCCTTCAGCCTCAAGCAGCCAGCGTGCGGCGGGATGGGCGAGGGCGCTGGCGCGCATCAGCTTCAGCTTTCGTCCCTGCTCGGCATCCATCACTGTCATGCCGCACCCGGCGCAGTCGTCCATGAAGGCTTTCTCATCGGCCTTTCCCTGAGTGGTGCGGCGGTTAAATTCAGGCGCCACGATGAACCGCTTATCAAACTCCTCCGGCTCCAGCAAAACGCAGTGCAGGGCGGTTCCCATGTCGAGTGCGGCCTTCTTCTCGTCGTCCTCGGGTGCCAGCTTTCGCCACTGGAAGATGGCCGGATTGATGGCGATATCATCCAGCTGTGACTTACTGATGCCCGCCCCGGAGTGATAAGCCTCGTTGCTGATATCGAAATAAACGCCGGGTTCCATCACGCCACCTCGTCAAAGCTATGCCGGTTGCGGAAAATATTGAGTGCGTATTCACGGGTTACGCGAAAGGTGAGCAAATCCCAAAGTACCTCGCTCACCTTCACCTGATACTCACTGTCAGATTCATCCAGCCACTCGCAGGCCAGCGCGGTAAACTCCGACGGCTCATATCCGCTGACTGCTCCCATAATGGGATTTGCACACTTCAGTTCAGCCAGGCGCTCAACCTCTTCAGCGATGATTTCCTTATCACCCTCAGAGAGGCTGGCGATGATTGCCTCAATCTCTTTGTTGTCTCTGATGCTGAGTTTCATTTCTTCACTCCCACGTTAATCATCTCGAACAGCGCCCGGATGAAGTCGTTATCCGCCAGGCGATCGCGATCTTCCTGCTCCCGGCGTTGACGCTCCGCTTCCTGCTGCTGACGCTGGTAAGCATCTGCTGGATTGCAGGTCAGCACTGGCTCGCTCTCCGCAGCAGTCGCATTGCCATAGCCCACTTCGCTTTATCGCTGTACAGCTGCGCTTCACGGCAAAGCTGCTGCGCTCGTTTGAAATAGCTGATTGTCATGGCTGGCTCTCCAGTAGGTTGAGAAGGGTGCGCCAGCCAGTGCGGAGGCGACGGGTGATTCGGTCGAGTTGTGACGTGTTAAAGCTGAAGCCACCCATGTGGGTAGCCCCAGCAATAGCGAGTTGCATGGGTGATTCCTTAAGTTGATTGGATACATAGCGAAACAGCCTCGCTCGAAGCTGCTTTGGTATGGGCCAAAAAAAGCCCGCGCAATGGCGGGCGAAACGGAATGGGAATTTACGCAGAATAGTGTTTAAAAATTGATGATTTTTTGATTTTTACGTGATTTTCGGCCTTAATTTGGCATAAGTTAAATATAAAGCTTTGTAATAACACCTCAACCTGTCAGGCTGAATTTTTGGTAATGCTTAAGTACTGCTTAAGCAGGAGGCACCATGTGCCGTATAAAATTCATATGCCTTGAGTGCGGAGGGAAAAAGTTCATCTTCACAACTAATAGTAAAAACAGAAAATCCACGCACGGCGCGGTTTGCGCTCGTTGTGGAAGCCCTTTGACGGTCATGTCCCTCCATCCCTATCTCGTTCTGATTACTAAAAAAGTTGATTAAGTTTTATATGACAACGGGCGTGGTATAACGGAATTACTACAGCCATCTGGCTGCTGATGCGGGTTCAAATCCTGCCGCCCGTACCCCCAGTAAACTGCAAGCTCCTTCTGTGATATACCGCTTTTGCAATTTCAGCTGCTCCCCTTTTTTGAGGCTTAAAAAGCTGCCAATAGTCAGTGTAGTTCGTCTAATGAGCTTTTTTCGTGCAATAAATAAGCCGTGGTGCCATAGTTAAGTAAACTTAAATTGCAGCAAGCACTCAAGGTGGTCATATGGGTAATTTTAATATCTCAATTGAACTTCACGACAGCACCCAGGATGCTTACCAGAAGCTATGTGACAAAATGAGAAAATGCGGGTTCAAACATAGTCTCTCAGATGAAAACGGTATTTATTACCGGCTGCCGCCTGGCGAATTCACCTGCTCTGGCTATTTATGCCGGCAAGAGCTTCTTGATAAAGTTTTTAAAGTAATCCGGGAAATTTTGCCCTCCCCTAAAGTTATAGTTACGGAGGTTGCTGGCAGGGCATGGCGTGGCCTCGAAAAAATTGACCTTCCATAAATGCTGGTTAAAAGGCTGTCACTGGACAGCCTCTGTGGTACCTCACGTGCCCGCTGTGAAAGGTGCCTAATCACTTAACAATATGCGTCGCGTCTTTGCGAACGTTACGGAACCCTGCCTGATACAGGGCAACATCTGGTAAACACAGTGCGCCGCTCTCATGCTTATCCCGCAGAGAGGGAGCGCTGGTTGCTCTGGCTACGTTTAAGCTGCAGCCAGACAGTGCTGCCGTAATCTTGCGTTCAAACCTCAGTTCATTACGTTGTGCTGCACGATGCTCAATGGCGCGTTGCAGCTTCTTACGTTGCTTATTGTTCATGATGCCTCCGTTAATTGGCTTAGGTGATGTGTTCTGGAATCGAACCAGAGGTACGGCTGAATGCCCGCGTCTGCCACTGCGCTACCACATCCCAAAGCCAACTGCACTTTGGTGAGACCGAATCAGTCTCAACCTGATTGTTAAAGAGCAGCTATCCGTTTCGTACTGAGCCAGCGTCCTGCTGATGAGATAAACAATACTAGCGGTATTAATTTATTGCAATACCCTGAGTATTAAAATTAATACCTCAGATATTAGTTGTTTGATTTAGAAAGGAATTTATTTTTTGCAGTGATTTGCGGGCACAAAAAAGCCCGCTCAATGGCGGGCTAGCAGTTAAAATTTCTACGTGTGTCAAAGTGGAATGTATTACTTCCAGGAGGGTTCAGTTAGTAGAGTAAATCGAGGTTTCCCGTTCCCTATTATTTTTCTAGCAAACTTCGCTCGTGCTGGTGTGGACAGGTGCTTATTCAAAACGTTAGGGTCAGCAAAACCTTTGTCGATTTTTGCTGATTTCACGTCTGTATCGCCCTCGATTATGAATTCACACTGCCTTTTGTTGGGTAGCACGCCCAGGAAGAATACATCTAATTCTAATAGCTCTTCTTTGATGTTATCTGGGCTTAACTGTTTGAGAGCACCTTCGAGTTGCTTAGGCTCGCTAAAAACCAAATCAAATCCGTTACTTTTTAATGTGAAAACAGTTTTATTATCAACAAGGAAGCTAATAAATGATCTGATTTTTTCCAGCGCTCTCTCATCTAAGTCCTCTAAAGCCTCGGCGAGCTGCTCATCATTGCCATCCAGACTTGCTTGTAAAATAAGCTGCGTTTTATCAAGGGCTTTCGACACTAATGTAGGTTCATCAAAGCCCAGTGGGGCATCTGGTCGAAATTCTTCCAGGATAAAACCAAATGACCCTCTTGCAGATGAGGTAATCATCAAGTGGTTTTGCTCACTATTTGGTACTTTACCTGCAGAAGGCAATGAGCCATTGAACGCGCTGGCAACATAGGCGATAGCTTCATCAAAAAAGGTCAACGCTTTCGTTCCAAATGAAGCGGAGATGCCATGAGTCCCCATAACAGTAGGGCCTCTAAACGTTAATGTGGCTTTAGTTGCTTCATATTGGCGAGGTTCAGCATTTGATAAAATTTTCTCTATTTTTTTCAAACGCGACTCAAGGCTAATTTTAGCCAGTGAAAATCCAGAAGGCATATCGCCTAAAAGCTTTTTAACTTGTTCGCGTTCACTGAGAGCGAAAACATAATCATCACGATTCATTTATGCCTCCTCAATGACGGTAGACTCAAGTATAGACATCGCTGTTAAATCAAGCGCTGGGGATAGTGGAACCTGAACAAAACCTTTCCAAGAAAGATCGCGTTTATGCGCCCACATACTGTACCAATATACAGTTCTTGAGACAAGATGATTGCCTGGAGCATGCAATCCTTCGAAATAGGAATCAACCAGATATTTACTTTTGACAGTCGGCTGGTCAAAGAGATCAGGATCTCTTAGATAAACCAGCTCATCGTTATCACCTGATTGGAAACTAAAAAAAGTTACCACATCAACATCATTAGGAGGCCTTTTTTCAATCATCTCAACATTTTCTGTGAAACTTCCGTCAATCCATTGAAAACCATCAATTAAACCTGCTGCACTTAATGCCATTCTAAAATTTAAGAATCCTTTTAAAATATTTATTCTGGCAGACGTTAAGGCGAACATGCTTACGAATTGCACAACATCCATTTCGTATGGAGACCTAGCCGCACTAGTTGGGTTAGAGGCATCTATAGGAGAGATGACCCCCATTGGGTTCCATAACGGGTTAGTAAGAGCCTTCAAAATCAATCCTTATGTAAGCGCCTCACCCAGCAACTGAGCATTAAACCAGCCGCATCTTCGTCTCGATCGCCACACCCAGCACTTTACAGTTCCCGTTAACCGGCACCATAGGCCACTGTGGGTTCAAGCCCTTAAGGTACTTCTGGCTGCCGTCGATGATGAGCTTCTTGAATGTGGCTTCGTTATCATCAGTCAGCTTCGCCACAACTAGGCTGCCATTCACCGCTTCCCGCCCCGTATCAAACAGTACATACGTACCTGCCGGAATGCTGAGTCCGATCGGCGCAGTCATCGAGTCACCTTCCACCTGCAACCAGAAGGCCTCTCCCTGTGTATGTGCGTCAGATTCAAGCCACATATCGACATCCTTTATCGTGTAGGGTTCACAGGCCTCAGCCCATGCGCCGGCCTGAACTTTACTTAATACCGGGTAGCGCGCAGTCGGCTTGTAGTCCTTAGGGTGTGAGACGTTAGCATCAGCTGAAGTAGCATAACTACTTGCCTCTTTGGCAAGAACCGGACTGAAATCAGCGATGGAGCATTGAAGCATCTTCGCAAACACGGATGCCACTGATACGTTCAAAGCGTTTCGCCCATTTAGATAATGCCCAACACCGCCTTGAGTAATGTCCAAAGCGTCGGCTATATGTTGCTGCGTAATGCCCAGCGACTTCTTCTTTGATTCATACAAAGCCTTCAGACGATTAGCATCAGCAACTTGCTCTTGAGTCAGTTCTTTTTTCTTTTCCATGCCCGAATTCTAATACCCAAGTTATTAAAAATTGAAATACCGCAAGTATTGATATATTTAATACTTGTAGTATTATTAAGTCATCGGTAATCACTCGGAGGAAACCGATGGATAAGTTAACCCTGGCTGATTACGTCAAGGAGAACGGACAGGCAAAGGCCGCCGATGCAATCGGTGTTCACCAGACAGCAATCAGCAAAGCAGTACGGGTAGGGCGGAAAATTTTTGTAACCACACTTCCTGATGGGCGCGTGCAGGCAGAAGAACTTCGCCCCTTCCCAAGCAGTAAAAACGCTGCTGCATAAGCAGCGTTGCTCTTTATCAATCTGACCGGAGGCTGTTTCGGCCCCCAAAAATTCAAGTGACTTGCGCACCGCAATGTCACGCAACTTAATTCAACGACAGGAATTTTAAATCATGGAAATTGCAAGCTATCGCAAAAAAGCGAGAGAGATCGAAAGTCAGTTACTGAACAAACTGGCTGAACGTGGACAGGGACAACTGGCGGAAGTGCTTGGACTTAACGAGGCAGCAGTGAGTCGCATGAAGCGACCATCAGGAATGCAGAAATACAGCTTCTTCCAGATGATGAGTCTGGCAATGGCCTACCTGGAAGTGGTGTCGCCGGAGTCAGAAGTGGCGAAGAGTTTGCTGCGTATTGAGCGGTTACTCACCAAAGAAAAAGCCCCGAAGAACGGCGAATTCTTCGAGGCCTGATGCGAAATGACTGGATCAAATCACAGGAGTAATTATGAGTTCTTTATTATCGCTTTACAAGGCTAAAGAGAAAAACGGCACCGCCACAACGGTTAAGAAAACGTTCCTGGTGCCACTGGCAGAGCTTTACGTCGAGCCAGGCTATAACGTTCGTGAAATCGATCAGGAGCACGTCGCTGAATTTCGCGATGCGTTCATTGCCGGTGAGTTTGTCCCGCCGCTGGCTGTTCAGGTCACTGAGCAGGGCATCAAGATTATCGATGGCCATCATCGTTACTACGGCGCGAAAATGGCGTCAGATGAAGGCCACGAAATTCCGCGTCTGGAGTGCAAAGACTTTGCCGGTTCTGAGGCTGATCGTATCGCGTTTATGGTCACCAGTTCACAGGGTAAGGCGCTGTCTCCTCTGGAACGTGCGGCAGCCTACCAGCGCCTGCTTAATCAGGGCTGGACGCCCGCCGAGATTGCCAAAAAGGTGAAGCGCTCAGCAGCTGATGTTGATCAACACCTTCAGCTGCTGGAATGCGGCGACGGACTGATCGCAATGGTCAGGGCTGGCGAGGTGGCACCGACAACGGCTGTGGCACTTTCCCGTGAGCATGGCCCCAAAGCGGAAGCCGTGGCACAGGTTCAGATGGAGAAGGCCAAAGCCGCTGGCAAAACGAAGCTGACGCGCTCTGCTGCCATACCGCAGTTCAGCGCGGCTAAAGCACGTCGCCTGGCAGAGCTTTTGGTTGGCGCTGATTATCTGCATGAGGATGGATTCGGGACGCTTCGCCTGACTGAGGGAACCGATTCAGAAATCAACCGCATTCTGGCCGATTACCGTGCCGGAATACCTGCTGAAGTGGAGGCGTCATGAGTCTCGCCACTGTTATCAGCTTCCCTAAAAAAACCGAGCAAACAGGAGGTCACATGGCCGACCTGTCCAACGGGTACACCAAGGTCGCCAACGAGATTCAGAAGCTTAAGCCACGCCTGAGATTATCCGGGCGTGAGTGGCAGTGTTTTGAAGCGGTGATATGGCTTACTTACGGATGGAATAAAAAACAGGACAGGGTGACGAATACGGTAATCGCCGAGCTTACGGGCCTGGACGACACGCACGTTTCCAACTCCCTTAAAGCTCTCGCCGAACGAAAAATTATCTTCAGCCAGAAGCAGGGTGGGATGAAATTAGTCGGCGTAAATACTGAGCTTTCTGCATGGATTTTAGACAAACCGGAAACGGTAAGAAAATTACCGAAAACGGTAAAAAGGTTACCGAAAACGGAAAAACTCTTACCGGAAACGGTAGCCACCCAATACAAGAACAAGAACAGTAATAAAAACACTTCGTCAGAGAATTCTGGCGAATCCTCCGACACACCCCTGAAGACACTTCCTGCTGTTCGTCCTGAAGCCGCTGTCCACTCACCGAAAGGCGACAAGTGGGGAACAGCCGATGACCTGAAAGCCGCAGAGTGGATTTTCGGGAAAGTGCAGAGCATCGCCCCGACAGCTCAGCAACCTAACTGGCCCGCCTGGGCAAATGATATCCGGCTGATGAGAGGCGCTCTTGAGGTGACGCATCACGATATCTGCGAAACCTTCCGGTGGGCAAACGTAGATCACTTCTGGCAGACCAATATCCTCAGTCCTGCAAAGCTCCGCGCCAAGTGGCAAACGCTGAAGGCGCAGATGAGCCAGCCGGGCCGCAACAGAACGCCAGCGCCTCAGCAGCCGGTTGAGCACTGGAACAGCCGCACAGCATGGGAGAACGATTTCATATGAGAAACCTTGTAGCAGCAATTCAGAACCGCGACGCTGGCGCACTGTCCCGCATCGCAGGCGAAGGCCCGCAGCCGGTAGAACGCGGCGTGCATGAGGGCGTTGAACGTCTGGTTGACGCACTTTTCGCAAATCTGAAGCAGGTATTCCCCGCATCGGTCAGCACCGCCTGGCGTGACCCACGCGACGAAGCCGCAGCAAAACGTCAGTGGATCGCCGCCTTCGCCGAGAACGGCATCAGCAACAAACAGCAGCTCTCAGCCGGTATGAAGCAGGCTCGCGCCAACGGCTCCCCGTTTCTGCCATCGCCCGGCCAGTTCATCGAGTGGTGCAGGCAGGGCGACTACCTCGCCGCCGGGTTACCGGACGAAGAAGCGCTGTATGACATGTTCCGGCTTTTCTGCCGTGACCGTGGCATTTACGACAGCAGCGAAGAGTTCCCGTGGGAAAGTCCGGCCAGTTTTCACATGGTGACCGCCGTTTACAACCAGATGCGCTCTTTCAACTTGTCTGACGGCGAGTGCCGCAGACGCCTGGCTGACGAGCTGCGCAAGATGGCGCGCCGCATTGAGTCAGGTGAAGTCATTCCACCGCCACGCAGGCAGATTCCGCACCTGCACCTCCCGCTCAGCAACGACAAGGGACTGGATAAAATCGCGGAGATTCGCAGCCGGTTCGGCATGAAACGGAGGGCATCATGAGCGACGCACAGCGCAGCCGGTTTGAACGGCTGTACCGCAGCATGTACGGCGACCGGCACGACCTGACCCGCACTTACCTGGGCTATGCCTCTGAGGTCGTTAACCGGGCGTTTTTCTTCTGGCAGTCAGGTCTGGAATCGGGGGCGGCATGACACAGGTTATTCAGATGGTCATTGAGCAACCGGCCCTGAAGCAGGTGCGCAATCTGACGCTGGCAATCATTGAGCTGGCTAAGTGCCGGAACTTAACACCGGCGCAATATCAGGCGCGCATGGATGCCATCGACATGCTGGCTCACGAGGCGCACGACACGATTATTCAGGCTGAGTGCCAGCTAAAGGGAAAAAAGGTGGTTCCTAATGATTCACTATCATGGCGGGCCAATAACGCCTGATACCTGTGCTATCAAAGCCTGGAAATCCCGACACGCATTCATCTCCTTCGCCCACGCCAGTCAAATTAACCTCGCCTCTGAATACTGTCAGTCATTCGCTCTCGATAACGGCGCGTTTACTGCGTGGAAGGCAGCTGGCCGAAACAAAATCGACTGGGGCGATTACTACGAGTTCGTGGCTCGATGGAAAAACCATCCCGGCTTTGACTTCGCGATCATCCCTGACGTTATCGACGGTGGAGAGACTGAGAACGAGGCTCTGCTTGATGAGTGGCCACACGGAGATTTCTACGGCGTACCGGTATGGCATATGAACGAGAGCGATGAACGATTCATCCGGCTGTGCAATGAGTATCCACGGGTGGCGATCGGGAGTTGTGGTGAATATGACGTTAAGCGGCCAAGCCTTGCAGTTGGGAGGATGAAAGACCTTATTCGCCATGTGACCGATGATTATGGTCAGCCTATAGCCAAGCTGCATGGCCTGAGAATGCTTAATCCACTTATTTTCACCAAGCTGCCGCTGGCAAGCGCAGACAGCACTAACGTAGCAAGGAATATTGGTATTGATAAAGCCTGGAAAGGTGCTTATGCCCCGGCATCAAAAGAAACCAGAGCAACTCTGATGGTCGAGCGCATTGAGTCACATAATAGCCCCGGCTCACTTCACTATTGTGAGGATCGGGACAAGTTCAACATGCAACTGCAACTTGCAGTTTGAGAGATAACTATGAACAACGTAATCCGATTAAAACGCCCCGATCACCACAGGCAGGTACATGACGCGCTTGTGCTGTTGCGGGTTCTGACATTAGGCGGCCACAGCCACCTGGTTATCAGCGAAGTGATCGCCAAGGCTGAATATCACCTTGAACAAATCGCGGAGACAGCCACCCGGAGGTAGCCAGTGGAGAAACAAACGTTCCTGCTCAGGAACAGCAATATCCGCCAGAACTGCATTGCCACCATCCAGCACCTTCCCGCCAGTCCCGAAAAACCCCTGCAAGTAACCATCCAGGAAGACACCCGCAGCCTTGCGCAAAACCGCATGCTTTGGGCGTGCCTGCGTGACGTTTCGGAACAGGTTATCTGGTACGGAAAGAAGCTGGACAGCGAATCGTGGAAGCACGTATTCAGTGCAGCGCTGAACAGGCAGGAAACGGTGCCCGGTATCGACGGCGGCTTTGTAGTCCTCGGCAAATCAACCAGCAAAATGCGCGTCAGTGAGATGAGAGATTTAATCACACTCATCCATGCCTTCGGCGTGCAACGCAATATCAAATTCAGCGATGAGTCAGCCCGTGCGGCAGAGTGGGCGAGTCGCTGGGGTGAACAGAACAGGAGTTAACCATGCATTCTGATGAAATACTGATGCGCGCTTTAAGAAAGAAGCCCTCCATGACCTCCCGTGAGGTTCACAGGTGCTTTACGAGAAAGCGGATGACAGAGAAAGCAGCGCAGCAGGCGCTTTCCAGAGCATATCGCTCAGGCGTGATTCGGCGCAGGAAGGCACCGGGAAACAATGGCTATCAGTATCAGCTGGCCGCTGTTGATCCGAAATTTGGTGAGAGCTATGAGGAAGAAGTGGCATTGCGAAAGGATGGTGTCGTTGAACAATGCCGCTCCACTTCTGCACTGGTTGAGTTCAACAACATGATAGCTGGCGCAAGGAGGAACCATGAAGCTAACATGGTTCGTTCATGATGCCGTAGACGCCGAAACCGCTGAAATCCTCATCTCCCGATATAGCGCCCGCAACATTCAAACCCAAAAGACACTCGCTACCGACCAACGCCTCTGGCTGGTCAGCGCGCTGCTGCCTGAAAGTAACTTCGAGCCAAGGAGGGATAAAACATATGAAAACCACATCTGGCGCTGATCGCTGTTGCCGTTGTCACGCAACCCTCACCACTGAAGACAAACACAACTACGGAGCTAATTGTGAGCCCTGTGAACTCGACAACATGTACGAAGAGGCCGAAAAGCACAGCCCAATCAAGTCCGCCTACTGGCGCTGGCGTGCAATGTGCTTCGGTGTGCGTTGGTTGTACTCAGCCCCTTTTGCCGCAGGAAACGTATGCATGCGATCGGTGCGCAGCCGGATGGATGCAAGACGAAGAAAATACCCGGAGGCTTGGAAATGAAAAAAAGCAAAACACAGTCCAACACTCTTCCTTCAGTAGAGCACCTGAGAGAGTGCTTTGATTACGATCCGAATACTGGGATTTTGAAAAGAAAGCTCAGAAATCGAGAATTTTATAAGTCCGATGCAGCATATAAAATGAGCGAAAAGAGATTTTCAGGCTCTCATAATGTGAAGGTCAATCAGCAGGGGTATCTGACAACGCGCCTGGAAGGTCGGTCATATCTTGTCCATAGAATTGCATGGAAAATGGCTAAAGGCTCGGAGCCTGAGTATATCGATCATGAAAATGGAGATAGAAAAGATAACCGGATCTTGAATCTTCGTAGTGTCAGCAAGACGGAAAACGCGATGAATCGTGCAATCCAAAGCAATAGCTCTACAGGGGTTTATGGGGTCACGATAAGTAATAAAGTTGAAGGGTTTTTCGTTTACATAAAAAAAGAGGGGGTCAGAGAATATTTAGGATCAACGAAAGACTTCTTTGAAGCCTGCTGCCTGAGGAAGTCCGCTGAAATTAGGTATGGCTTCCATAAGAATCATGGGCGCCCCAGAGCCGCTTTGCATTGTGGGGGTAAGCATGGCTAAAGGCACCAAGCCGAAGCCGCCCAAGCTGAAGAAATGCAAATGCTGTCCTGAGAAATTCACTCCTCGCACCACCACCCAAACAGTCTGCTCCCCAAAATGCGCCATCCAACTCGCCAACCAGCTATTCGATCGCAATCAAAAGCGCCGGGAGAAAGCTGAGCGCGCCGAGTGGAACAAGCGCAAAGCCGATGTGAAGCCGTTAAGCCACTGGATGAACATGACCCAGCGGGTGTTTAACGATTGGGTAAGGGCAAGGGACGGGAATATCTGCATCAGCTGCGGCAGTACAACGGCGGTCAGCTACCACGCAGGGCACTACAGGACGACAGCGGCGGCGTCGCAATTACGATTCAACGAGGACAACGTCCATAGTCAGTGTGCAGCATGCAACGTGCATCACTCCGGCGCCATTGGCCCGTACCGCATCAACTTAACAGCAAAAATCGGCCTTCAGCGCGTTATGGCGCTCGAATCCAACAACGAACCTCACCGATACACCAGAGAAGAACTGGACGCGATACGAGCGCGTTACAGGGCTTTGCTGCGTGAACTGAATAAGCAAAGAGAGGCAGCATGAAAAGTGTCGTCAGCTTATCTGGCGGTCTAACCTCTGCATACCTGGCTCACCTCAAGAAAGACAGAGACCCGGAAATGGAATTCATATTCATGGATACCGGAGCAGAGCACCCAAAGACATATGAATTTATCCGCAACATCGTTAAGCACTGGAAAATAAAACTCACCTGTCTCCGTGTTATCCCCAACCCGGAAATGAACAAGCCCAGCACCTACGAAATTCTCGCTGTTTCCCAAATCGGTCCCGACCTTGAGCCATGGAAACGCATGCTCAGAAAGTATGGTCATCCATACGTAGGCGGCGCGTTCTGCACAGACAGGATGAAGACAGTGCCATTCATCAAATACTGCGATGAGCATTTTGGGCGAGGAAATTACACAACATGGCTGGGAATGAGAATTGACGAGCCAAAACGAACGACCCCTAAGCCCGGCATCAGATATCTGGCGGAGATCAGTGATTTTGAAAAGCAGGATGTAATTGAATGGTGGGACAAGCAGCCATTCAACTTGGGAATACAGGAGCACCTTGGCAACTGCGTATTCTGCATCAAAAAGAGCATTCAAAAAGTAGCGCTGGCGGCAAAAGATGAGCCTGAGCTTGCAGCAGATTTTATCGACACCCTTCAAATCTGCGACGTAAAAAAAGACAAGGTTATGTACCGCAGCAACAACTCACTGGAGCAGGTGATCGCTATGTTTGGCGATACCGAAAGAGATGAACTCGCATCAAGGATGACCTCAATGCGCCAGTACGACACCGGTTCTTGCTCGGAGAGCTGCGAAGCGTTTAGCGGACAAATTGGATTTGATTTTTCAATGGAGGCTGCATGACCCAATTTCTCAAAGATAAATGGCGCCTTCTGCGCATGTTCAAAGCCCGCCGCATGTACGAAATCAATTATCGAATCATCCATAACACAGCCAAGATAATGGGGAGAGCCGCATGAACAACGACGCCTTAGCCCAGCTCGCACAGGTGATGCGTAAATCTGACCTGAAGAAGCGATACCTGAAGCCGGTCAAGCTGATTACTCCACTGCAATCTGCATGGGTGCGATGCCTGCTGGATGTATGGGGAGAGAAGTACGGCGGCTCAGTGGGCCCGGACAGCGGTAAGTCGAGTGTGATAGGGCGCCTGATGATACGCAAGGAATGGAATGACCGGGAATCGGAACGGATACTGGAAGTCGTCGATAACCTGCACAAACAAGGATACAAAGGCAATGAGCTGTTTATCAAAGCTCAGCAACTCATTAACCCTCAGAACTCAGTCAGCAATCTTCTCGACCGCGCCAACGAACAGGAAGATGCCGACATTGTGGAAGCTGTAATCTGCAGGCTGTTTGAACCGGCTAATCCGATCCGCCATGTAGCCATTAAATACTATTGCGAGCGCAAGTGCGCGCAAGACATCGCCTATGAGCTGTCTCGGGTTACCGGTATTCATCCGGAGAACGCAAAGACGCGCATTAAGTGGTGCCGACAGCTGCTTGAGGCAGGGGTGTATCACGCTATCGTTGCCGATATTGACGCTAACAGGCAGTAACTTGCCGCGTAAATGCGATAAGTCGCAAAAATATTTTTATAGATGCTTGAAAACGTCACTTGGAACTAGTACATTTCTGATATGCTCGTGACACAAGTAGTTGAGCAACAGAATATTAAAAAGCCCTGACCTTTACCGGTTGGGGCTTTTTTTTAAAGTTAAATTTAGCTTTGCCGATTACCTCTCTAACAGAGGGAGGTTTGCATGCTTGATAATTTTTTCAACTGGGTCAGAGCTGATGTATCTGTCTCTTGGCAGATAATATCGGCGGCTATGGGTTTATTCGTCGGCGGCTTGTGGACTGCGCTAGTTTTCTTTCAAAAAGTTTTGTCTGAAAGTGAACAAAAAAGATTTGATAGATACAGATTGCTCATCAAAGAAATTAATGAAGGCCGAGGAAATGACGGGAGCATTTACATTGCTTACCAACTGGATGCGGTGTATGAGTTAAGGTTCCACAGAAAATATTATTCTCGATCTCTTTGGTTGCTGTCCCGGCTAAAGTGTGATTGGGCCAACTCAAAGAAAGCTAGCTACGATATTGAACATCTCAATGAGATAGACCAAACAATTGACTATATCAGGCACCGGAATAATCTTTTAAGTCGAATAGCTATGTATGGAGCAAATTCTTTAAGTTTTTTTAGACTTAGAAAAAATTATATGGCGAATTATAAAGTTCCGCCTAACACAAGTTCCTAATTGCTTTTAAAAAACAGTTAAGCTCTGCTCCTGCAGGGCTTTTTTATGTACAAAATCCGCTCAATGGCGGATTCTTCATTTTGACTTCTATCAGCAAGGCGGTGCTTTTTCTCTCGACAGGAAGAAGTTTAACCGGACTTGTTCTGTTCACAATGTCAACGATTCCTAATCTGAACAAGTCCCCGCATTTGGGGGTGGAAATGAAACGTATGCCAGATAAAGATCCGGGCTACTGGGCGAGCCTGATAGCCTGGCTTTATGCTCACCGAAATGAATCAGGGTATGCCGCTCTTGCAGGCGCAATGGCTTTGCTCAGGGCATCATACTTCGGAAAAGACACGTGGCCGCGCCGTCTTATGGACGCAGCCATGTGCAGTATCTTCGCCTTCTTCGTTAAACCAACCCTTCAGGTAATCATTTCCATCTTCGGATGGAGTGTGGGTGATGACTTCGCCTGGGTGGCCGCCATCCTTATCGGTTTCATCGGTATCGACTACATCTCATTCCGGTTCAGGAAGCTGACCGATCGCAAATTCGGAGGTACTGATGAAGCTCAGCAATAACGGCATTGCGTTTATCAAACGTGAGGAAGGCGAGAAGCTGACTGCGTATCAGGACTCTGTTGGTGTCTGGACAATCGGCGTAGGTCATACGGGCACCGTGGATGGCAAACCTGTGGCGCGCGGGATGACCATTACACAGAGTAAATCAACCAGCCTTCTGATTAGCGATCTGGCGTGGGTGGAATCGGCGATTAACGGCAACGTCAAAGTGCCGCTTACCCAGAACCAGTACGACGCACTATGCAGCCTGGTGTTCAACATAGGCAGAAATGCTTTCGCAGGTTCAACCCTGCTTCGCCTGCTAAACGTGAATAACTACAAGGGAGCCGCAGATCAATTCCTCCAGTGGAAGAGAGCTGGAAGCGATCCTGACCTGCTGCTTCCTCGCCGCAAGCGTGAACGGGAGCTATTCAACACATGAACATCATCGCTGCTATCAGGAACTACTCACACATCATCGTCATCGGGCTTATCTGTGTGGCGCTGTGGGGGCTGAATGCCCGTAACTCACAGCTAACTGCAACTAACGAGCGACTTGAACAGCTGAGTAACAGCAAAGACACGCAGATAAACGACCTGCGTTCCAAAAATGATGACCTGGCGAGCAGCGTAAAAGACCTGGTCACAGCAGTAAAAAACCAGAATGCCGTCATGTCTCAGGTCACTGAGCAACGGGCAGTTACAGCACAGCAAAACAGGAAGCTCCAGAGTGAAATCAAACGTTACCTTGCGTCGGACAAGTGCGCTGTTGCTCCTGTTCCCGCTGATGCTGCTGACCGGTTGCGCGATGCAGCAAAATCCGCAAGTGGAATATCGAACAATAAAGCAACCGCAGTTAAGCCTGCCCGCTGAGCTGACAAGTCAGATTGATGTGCCTGCCATACCGGAGTCAATGACATTCGGTGACAGTGTTGCGCTGAATGCTGAGCTATTCGGCCTGTTAGGGCAGTGCAACATTGACCGCGTCGCCATCCGTAAAATCGAGTTAACCAGATAGGTAAATAAATGAGTTAAGCAAAACTGCTGGAAGGTAGTATCGTTTAGGGCCTTGGGACACTGCCACATGGCTAATAGCTTGTTACTAGCTAAATCTGGTCGAGCTAAGCCGCGATTAATCACAAAATTGTTGCGTTAATAGACAGAAATTGCTGGAAAACATTAAATATTTAGGACTATTCTTGTATTACTCTTTGGGTTAGGGACCGATTTAAGGGCATGTTATCGTGGAATTGAATCCAAAAATAATGGGTATCAATCATAATCTTAGCCAGATAAGCGGCAATTCGGGTATCTTGTATTTCGAGCTAAACCAGATGGTGAACGCTCAGTGGCAAGGGCACTTTCGAGATTATCTATGCACAATCAGGCCAGCTGCGTTTTCCAGCCGCGCTCCTGTAATTGAGCACAACCGGCTAATCCGGGCGCACGTAGAATCAGAAGGGGCGTGGGGGCTGGAACAGGTAATCTGTACGCTAAACAATATGGTGGATTACGCGAACAGTAAGTGTGGGAGCGCCAGCTCAACCGGGCCGCAACAAAATCTCATGCTGAGGCATTGTGATTTCGGCAGGCTTACCGACCAAGTACGAAGCCTCAAATTTCAGTAAACTCAACCGCCTCCGGGCGGTTTTTTATTGGCATCACAAAGCACATTTACAAGTGCGGCTGATGATTTTTACTGCCATGAGCATTCCCCCCGTTAACGGTTAGCCACGCTGTGAAGTGTCGCGAAGCTGGTTACAGGTTTTGAAGTATTATTTTCTGGTGTTAATTTGATGATCCTTCACTGACAGAGGATATCTAATGACCAAGCTAACACTGGAAAGAACGCTTCTTTATCGCGGTGATGATGGGCAACTGACTAGGTATGAGATTTTCAAAACAGATGGCAACCCTGCGAGCAACATCGATTCGATTCATGTTTATCGTGAAAGGCTGCATGAAGGGGAGCGTATTTGGTACAGAACTGACGATGAAATATCTTTGGAACACCTTGGCTTTCCTGAGGATGGAGGGTTTCAGCGCGTCATACAAACCCACATGAGAGCCAGCAGAGACATCAGCGCCGCCGTTGGGGAGTGCAGTAAGCACTGGTCTACGCACTATGCATAACCGCCTCCGGGCGGTTTTTTATTGTCATCACAAGGCACATTTACAAGTGCGACTTGTGATGACTATTTTTGGCTACAGGTAATTTTTGCTTAGGCAGTTAAATCAATTTTATTTGTCATCCTCAACGGTTGGAGGGACGAATTTGAGCTAGTAAAGTATCCCTCAGTGCTTCATAGGTAATGCCGCGTTGATGCTGAAAATTAGATCGTTCAGGCAAGTAGACACTAAGCATTCTCTCAGATGTGTCGTAAGTGGGATGATGAGAGTTTTTAGTAATTTCTTGAGTATTGAACCGTCCCATGCGATTGAGCATGTAAGCAATGCTCCTTAAGCGGCCTTCATTGTTTCCATCGAAACCCGGGAACGTAAGAGAATGAGCAGGGCTAAAATGAGGGACTTCTTCTATAAGCTTAGCTTGGTCGTCTGGTGACAAATGTTCATATGTGAATTTGAGTATGTCATACATATCTAATACGTCGCAGACATGCTTTACCTCAACAGGGTTATCGTCCTCTGTCGATAGATTTTGATATTCCCACTCTAAAGCCCATATGTTATCAGAAGAAACTGCCTCTCTGATTAGTTCGGGGTCATATCTGTTTTTGATGCCTAAAGCTTCGTGTATATCGCAAAGCAGCAAGATTTGAAGTTTTTCTGCTTGTGTGTAGCTCATTAAAATTCTCCTTATATGATTTTATAACTCATTGTGGAATTAAGAATTTTTTGACAGGAAGTGGATCTACAACTTCTTAGAAAATGTACTTTGATTGTGAATGTTTTGATTAACATTTTCTTAATGCTTTAACAAATGTTAAATAATCATGCTGCCTCTAGGTGATTTTTACTTAGAGGCGGCAAGCTAATTATTAAGGTTTAGGACGCCTTGGTGTAGGTGCCGGACGTTTTTTATCAAAGTGGTCGATTATTTCATCGGCAAGCGGACCTGTAATCAACTCGCCATTAAGATAAACAGCGACAGGTTTGCCGTTAACTACTTCAATATCGTACTCAACACCCTCGTAAATATGCTTTTCCACTAACATCTCCATGATTTATTGAGAAAAAAGAAGGTTAAATGGCACTTACCGACAAACAAGAGATGTTCTGTCGCGAGTACCTCATCGATTTGAACGCCACGCAAGCGGCCATTCGGGCGGGGTATAGTGAAAAAACCGCGAACGAACAGGGCGCTCAAAACTTAGCAAAACTTAGTATTCAAAACCGTATTTCAGATCTCAAATTACAGCGCAATGAGCAAGTAAACATTGATGCTGGTTATGTGTTGCGGCGCTTGGTTGAGATTGATCAGATGGATGTACTCGACATCCTGAAAGACGACGGTGGCATTAAGGCTATCAGCGAGTGGCCGAAAGTCTGGCGTACAACCATTAGCAGCTTCGATATCAATACGAGCATTACTAACTTCGATGAAACCACAATCGAAAATATGCTCAAAAAGATTAAGTGGCCTGATAAGGTCAAAAATCTTGAGTTGCTCGGCAAGCACATCAGCGTTATGGCATTCAAAGAGCAGGCCTCGCATGAGCTCACCGGCAAGAACGGCAGCCCGATTGAAGTGGCAACGCTGACCAAAGACGAATACAGAGCTGCGCGGCGGGAGATGTTGGAGGATGACGACTGCTGAGCAGAGGAACTATGCACGCCGGTTAGAGTGTGAAGAGGATGGGCTGTATTACGCTCGTTACTTCCTCAAGCAGCGCACCGGCGGCAAGATGATTGTCGCGCCACACCACAAAGTTATTCAGCAAACGCTCGATCGCGTAATCAGCGGGGAGATAACCCGCCTGATAATTAACGTTCCGCCTGGCTACACCAAAACCGAGCTGGCAACCATCAATATGATGGGACGAGGGCTGACGCTGAACAATCGTGCCCGCTTCATGCATCTGTCGTATTCGCACAATCTGGCACTGCTCAACTCATCAACCGCGCGCGGCATGATTCGCTCAAAAGCCTATCAGTCGATGTGGCCTATGGAATTACGCGGTGATGCAGACAGTAAGGCGATGTGGTGGAATGAGTTTGGCGGCGGCGTTTATGCATCATCCGCTGCCGGTCAGGTAACTGGCTTTCGTGCTGGTCATATGGAGCCGGGATGGCAGGGCGCATTGATAATCGATGACCCAGTAAAGCCAGATGATGCATACAGCGAAACCGTTCGTGATGGTGTAAATAACCGTTTCAACGAAACCATCAAGTCACGACTCGCGATTGAAACAACGCCGATGATCGTGATTATGCAGCGCATCCACTACCAAGACCTCAGCGGCTATCTACTTCGCGGTGGCAGCGGAGAAAAGTGGCATCACCTGAACCTTCCAGTGCTGATCGACAATAATCAGAGCTATTCAGAGCAGTATCCAGAAAACACTCACGCCATACCGATTGATCATGGCCTGCCTGATGGGTGGCTGTGGCCGTTCAAGCATAACGAATCACATCGTGTATCGCTGTTCTCGCACCGTCGTACTGCTGAAGCTCAGTACATGCAGAAGCCACGCCGCTTCAATGCTGAAGGTGCATTGTGGACAGAGGCGATGATCACCGCATCTCATTCTCTCAACATCAAGCATGAGAAGGTGCGCACGGTCGTAGCCATTGACCCACAAGCGACCAATAGTGAAGAGAGCGATGAGTCGGGGATCGTGGTAGCCAGCGCCTATGGAGCCGGAGACAAGAAGCAATTCACCGTGGACGCGGATTACAGCGGCAAATACTCACCTGCTGGTTGGGCTAAGAAGGCGATGTTTGCCTACGAAGAGCACGATGCTGATGCAATTGTCATCGAAACCAACCAGGGCGGCGATATGGCAGAGGAGACCCTGCGCAACGCCGGATTCAAAGGGCGCATCATTCGCGTTCATGCCAGCAAGGGGAAATATGCCCGAGCTGAACCAATCTCTGCGCTTTATGAGCAAGGCCGTGTCACCCATAACGGCAATCTCTATGTGCTGGAAAATCAGCTAATGGAATACGTGCCAACGACCGCCAAGAAATCCCCTGACCGCTTAGATGCGATGGTTTATGCGTTAACCGAATTGGGCGGTGCTCAGTCAATGGGCATGATGATCCCCAAACGCCTGCAAGGCAGATAACACACTAACGGACAAACCATGACAGATAAATTAACTCTGGCCGTCAACCATGCGTTGAGTGATGTCAGGCTTGCCCGTGCGCGAGCGATGACGCTTAACCCCGGCATGGGGCTTGATGCAAAACGCAGCTCAGCATGGTGCGAATATGGCTTTAAAGAAAACCTTACCTTTGACGATCTCTACAAGCTCTATCGCCGCGGCGGCATTGCCAACGGCGCGGTAAATAAGCTCGTTGCGAACTGCTGGAGAACTAACCCTGAAGTCATTGAGGGTGAGATCTCTGATGAGTCCCGCGAAGAGACGGAATGGGAGAAGGCCAGTAAACAAGTTTTCACTCACCGTTTCTGGCGGGCATTTGCAAAGGCCGATACGCGGCGCCTGGTTGGTCGATGGGCTGGCATATTGCTTCACATCAAAGACAGTAAAAACTGGAACGAGCCGGTAATTAAAGGCAAGGCCCTGCAAAAGATAACGCCAGTATGGGCCAGCGCTTTGCAGGTGGGAAATCGTGACGGTAACGGCAACATAACTAACTGGCAGTACACAGAAACGCTCTCTGATGGCAGCACGGCGCGCCGCAATATCCATCCCGATCGCATCCTGATTATTGGCGATATGTCCGATGACGAAATCGGCTTTCTGGAACCCGGCTATAACGCATGCGTCAGTCTGGAAAAAGTTGAGGGCGGTTCGGGCGAGTCATTCCTGAAGAATGCCGCACGCCAGCAGAATATTAACTTCGATAAAGACATCGACTTTAACAATCTGGCCTCAATGTATGGCGTCACTGTTGATGAGCTGCAGGAACGCTATAACGAGGCTGCCCGCGAGATTAACCGCGGCAATGACGCGCTCCTGATCACGCAGGGGGCGCAGATTACATCGATGGTCTCTGCTGTATCAGACCCCTCGCCAACGTACAGCGTAAACCTTCAGACCTTCAGCTCATCGGTAGATATCCCCTCCCGGATTATCGTCGGCAATCAGTCTGGCGAGCGCGCCAGCACGGAAGACCAGATTTACTTCAACGCTCGCTGTCAGTCACGGCGCGGCGACCTGTCTTTCGATATTGAGGATTTGGTCGACAAGCTTATCTACCTGCAGGCGCTGAAGCCTGTATCAAAGTTCAGCATCGTCTGGGATGAGCTAAACGAGCAGTCACCATCCGACAAGCTCGATAGCGCGGTGAAGATGAGCAACATCAATCAGACATCGCTCGCATCTGGTGAGGCGGTTTTCTCCGGCGATGAGATTCGTGTTGCCGCCGGTTACCAGCCGATGGGTAACGACGTATTAGGCGAGGATGACGAAGAGGATGAAGAAACCTAAACCAGCAATCCTGCCCGGAAATAAGCAAGACCCGACCGGAATAGACCGGCTTGAGCGCAAGGCGATGAAGGATTTCGCAGTGCGAATGAAAAAGGTCGTCGGCGTCTACATCATCGCTCTTGAAAAATTCCCGGCCACACTCGCAGTAAACGCCAGCTACGAATACCAACTCGATCCTCTGCTTCTCAATATGACGCTCAACGACGCCAGCATGCTGGTTGATTCTGTCCTGCTTGAAGGGGACCAGAGTAACAACTGGTTCGCTGAAACCTACGTTGAGGCGGCGGTTGTGAGGGGAACGGCGCAGGCATTCGCCAACCTGTCCCAGCAGTCAGCGACATATCTGGCCGACAGGCAATCCCTTCAGACGCTTTTGTTAAGCGATCCCTATCAACGCCGCATGGCGCTGGTAAACGCCCGTGTCTTTGAAGAAATGAAAGGTCTGACCGCTGAGACCAAAAGGAACATGGCTCGCGTACTGACTGACGGGATTGGCCGGGGGTTAAACCCGAAGGAAGTAGCAAGGAATCTGCGCTCACAGGCTGGTATTGAAAAGCGGCGCGCAAACACGATTGCCCGTACAGAGCTAACCACTGCCTTACGCCGTGCCAGATGGGATGAGGCCGACGAGGCAAAGAAAGACCTGGGCCTGAATATCCGGCTGATGCATATCTCTGCGCTCAGTCCAACAACCCGTCAGTCGCATGCTTTTCGCCATTATCACCTCTACACGGTGGAAGAAGTCAGAGCGTGGTATGCGACAGGTGCCAATGCCATCAACTGCAAATGCAATCAGGTTGAGGTGCTGGTCGGCAGCAAGGGGCAGCCACTTAACTCCAAAGTTGTCGAGATGGCCCGCAAAGAGTTTCAGCAATGGAAAGGCATTGCTGCCAACAAATCACACCACTGCTGCGGCCATAAGCATGCCGCTTAATTGAGAGATATCCCAATGCCCATGCAGGTTAACGTCACCACAAAGGTGAACAGTCAGTCTATCCGGCGGGAGGTACACAACGGACGCGATCACATCGTCATCCCAAGCTACACGCTGCCGGCCAATGTCGTTATGAATAACGAGCTTTATCCTGAGTCAGAAATCGACGCCCACTATAAAGGTCTTGAGGGCACGCTGGCGCCGCTCGGCCATCCAACTGTTAACGGGCAGTTCGTTTCCGCGTTCTCCCCTGAAGGCATTAACGTCGGCTATGCAGGCGCATGGAACCGCAACGTTAAGAAGTCCGGTAATCGCATCTACCTGGAAAAATGGGTGGATGTGCTGAAGGCCAATGAGAGCGAAAACGGACGCGAGCTGATTGCACGCGTTGAGGCCATTGAGCGTGGCGAAGATGTCCCGCCTATTCACACCAGCGTTGCGGTATTCCGCGATCAGCTTCCGGCTTCCGATGAGCAAAAGGCAATGGGTGCCAACCATGTAGTGAAGATTCACGCAATGGATCATGACGCCATCCTGCTGCATGAGGTTGGTGCAGCGACGCCAGAGCAGGGCGTTGGCCTGATGGTTAACGCTGACCTTGCACAGCCACTCAGAACAAACTCGGGCGCGCTCATTGGCGAAAGCTACCGCGAGCGCGAGCGCCGCATTGAGAAGGCAGCACGTGACCGGTTTGCGAGTGGTCAGGATGAGTATTGCTGGGTGGCAGATTTCACCGATTCGCAGGCTGTAATCATCCGAAACGGTGGCGATGCTCAAATCTACGGATACACCTCTGAAGGCGGGAAGATCACATTCGACGACGCCGGGACACAGGTTGTTCGCTCTGAGTCGTGGGTATCCCTCATCGGCAACAAATTCAAAGCACTTTTCAATACGCAGGAAGCCCCTGCAACAAACCACCAAACGGAGGGCGACATGCCTTTAACCACTGAAGAGAAACAAGAGCTGATTACGGAAATCGGTAAAGGTCTGGCCGCTAACTTCGCTGAAGCGCTCAAACCGGTCACCGAACAAATTAACCAGCTTCAGGCTAACCACAAAGAATTGTCTGACTCCCTGACCGCGAACTCACGCGCTGAAGAGCAGACCATGCGTGACGCAGTAAAAGCTGTTCATGGCGAGCTGATCGCAAATGCCCTGTCTGGCGATGCCCTGAAAGAGATGTTCAGCAAGCTCGGCGTAGCGGCTCCTATCGGCGCTAACTCTGCGAACAATCCGGCAGAAACAGGCGCCCCTGATTTTAAAACCTACTTCGGAGGTGCTGCGTAATGGCACGTTATCGTCGAGTAAATATTGACGGTCAGTCACTGTACAAGACCGAAACGCGCGCCACTGCGGCTGCGTTGCTGCCCGGTACCGCTGTTGTGATTAACGGTGACAATGAGTTCGCTCAGGCAACTGCGATTAAGGGACGTCTTTACATTGTCGACGTCGCCTACCATCAGGGGCTGAATATCAACGAAGAAATTCCTGCCGGTGACTCCGCTGTTGGTAATTACGTGGAAGAAGGTCGCGAGCTGGCCTTGCGCTGCGTGCCTGGCGCATACAAAAAAGATTCACCGATCACTCTCGGCGCAAACGGTCAGTTCAAAATTGCGACAGCAGACACTGACTCAGTGATCGGCTACAGCCAGGACGAAGCAACCATTGCTGCGAGCACCACAGACCTCATCCGCGTGCGTATGCGCGCTGGCACCGTTGCCGCAGCCGCTGGCGCGTAATCAGGAGAATTAAGAATGTATTTTACCGCTGAAAATTTGGCTGCAAACAGCCGACTGCGCGTGCAATGGGATTCGTTATGGGCCCAGCGCAATATGTTTAACCGCTCGCATGACCTGATGGTAAACGCCTATCGTGGCGTGATGGATGCTGAAACCATTGCAGCCAACGCTGTTGGCGGCTTTGCCCGTGATTTCTGGGCTGAACTGGATCGCCAGGTTATTCAAATGCGCGATCAGGAAATCGGCATGGAAATTATCAATGACCTGCTGGGCGTTCAGACCGTACTGCCCATTGGCAAAACCGCCAAGCTGTATAACGTGGCCGGTGACATTGCCGATGACGTATCAATCAGTATTGATGGTCAGGCGCCTTATTCCTTTGATCACTCCGATTACGATAACGATGGTGACCCGATTCCTGTCTTTACCGCGGGTTACGGCGTTAACTGGCGTCATGCTGCCGGGCTAAGTTCGGTAGGCATCGATCTGGCTCTGGACTCTCAGGCTGCCAAAATGCGCAAATTCCATAAAAAGCGCGTCAACTACTACCTCAACGGCAGCGACAGCATTTCCGTAAATGGCTACAAAGGCCAGGGCATCCGTAATCATCGCAACACCGCCAAAATCAACCTTGGCAGCGGCGCGGGCGGTGCCAGCATCGATCTGACCACCGCAACTCCGGCTCAGTTGCTGGCATTCTTCGGGCCGACCGGCGCATTTGGCGTAACGGCTCGCCGCAACAAAGTCACCGTTTATGACAAGCTTTGGGTGAGCGCTGAGATTTACGCCAACATGGCTAAGCCTTACCTGATTGACGTCAATGGCGGCACCAATGCCATGGTGAGCGGTACCGTGCTGGATGCAGTTTCCCGGTTTATTCCTGCCAAAGAAATTCTTCCTACCTATGCGCTTACCGGCAATGAGTTCTTCGGTTATCAGCGTCGTCAGGACGTAATTTCTCCGCTGGTCGGCATGGCGGTTGGCGTTGTTCCTCTGCCTCGCCCTATGCCGCAGAGCAATTACAACTTCCAGATCATGTCTGCTGAAGGTCTGCAGATTAAGAAAGATGGCGAAGGCCTGTCTGGTGTCATCTACGGCGCCAACCTGGCATAAGGAAAAAGGCATGACTGATAAATACGAAGTAACTCGCCCGTGGCATGGCGTTGCAAAAGGTGACGTGGTTGAGCTGGAAAAGCTGCACCCGTCACTGAAATCGCACGTTCGCAAGCTGTCAGATAAGGCCACTGCTCAGCTGACTCCGGCAACGCCGAACGCAACCTCGGATAAGCAGGCGCGCAAAGAGGCCATCACGAAACGCCTGGATGAACTCGCCATTGAGTACAAAGGCAATCTTGGCGCGGATAAGCTGGCAGAGCTGCTGCCGCAAGGCGAGCTGGAAAAGCTCTTTCTTGCTGAATAACAGCCGCCGGAATGGCGGTTTTTTTATGCCCTGTTCCGGCAGGGCTGAGAGGTATTCATGGTCACTCAGGAACAGGCAAAAGAGTATCTGGTGAGCCAGGGTATTTCGCTGCCAGACTTCATTCTCTCGGCGCTGGTCGAGCAGGCAAACAGCATTCAGGAATGTCTGGATGCTAATTACCCGTCAGCCACTGCGCTTCTGATTCAGATGTATCTGTTAGGACTGATGGGGCTGGGGCAGGGCGATAAATACATCAGCTCTCAGTCAGCCCCGTCTGGTGCGTCGAGGTCATTCCGCTACGGTTCATTTTCGGACCGATGGAAAGGCTCGCTTGGGCTGCTTCGTGGGCTTGATAAATACGGCTGCGCTACGTCGCTGATTCCCGCCAATCCAACCCAGCAGGCATTTGCCGGAATCTGGATAGCCAGGGGCGGATGCATGTGTGGGGATAAGTAATGGATTGGCACGCTGCACAGCAGCTACCCAAACCATTCGAGCGGGTATGGATCAAAACTTCCAATGGCCGCGAAACGACGGGTTATGTGAACAGCAGCGGCGAGTGGGTAATTAACTGTCCCCGGATAGCCGCGCAGAAGCCCACCGTGACGGGCTGGAGGAAATAGCATGTCATCACTGGCTAGCTGGTCATACACGGCTCAGGCGACGATCTGGAAGCGTTCAGGCGCAACTAATGAATATGGTGACCCGTCATTCGATGCGCCGTTAGTGATTGCCTGTGACTATCAGGGTGGGCTTTCAAAGCGGCTAGGGAATATCGGTAGCGAGAAGGTGGTTAAAAATACCATCTGGACCGAATACCCTCTGGCTGACACGGGCGACTATCTGCTCATCGGCGCATCAACCAATCCTGACCCAATCGCAGCCGGTGCTGACGAGGTAATGCAGGCCATTCGCTATGCAGACACCTTTGAGCGCCTGACTGACGATTACGCCATTCTTACCGGAGCCTGATTATGGGTGTGAAAGTGAAGGGCGTTAAACAGGTAGCCCGAAAGGTTAACCGGGCCATCGATAACATTCAGCATCGGAAGGTCGTCAGGGCATTAACCAGCGCCATGATTATCGGCGGGTCTCAGGCGGCCATATATACGCCAATTGATACTTCCTACCTGATAAACAGTCAGTTCCGCGAGATAGTGATTAACGGTACCAGAATAACCGGCAGGGTTGGCTACACGGCCAATTACGCAGCCTACGTGCATGACCCGTCTATTCCGCAGAACTTTCGGCGCTCGACCGCTCAGAAAGAGTTTCTCACCAAAAGCTTTGAAGATGAGCGAGAGCTTATCGACAGAACCATTGCAAGGGAGATGTCGCTTTGAATCCTCCAATGCATACGCGCGTCCGCAATTACTTTTCTGATGCTGGCCTAATCGGCAGCTTCATTCCGCAGTTGCTTATCTGGAACGACACCGGCAATGCAGCAGACAGCTTTATGGTGTTCCGGCCCAACGGCGGCTCTGCTGTACGGAATGGTCTCGGATCAGAATATTACGTGATGGTTGATGTGATCGGCTCCAAAGGTAGCAACGGAGCTACTGATAGCGCAGTTCAGGCCATCATCGACCACGTTCAGGAAAACCCAATGGCCGACGAGTGCGTCGGCTATCTCCAGAATCTCGGCGGCATACCCGCACCTGTCCCAACCTCCGAAGGCCGCCTGGTCTATCGGCTTCAGTTTGTCGCCACATACGGCGCTTAGTTAAACGTCAAAGAGGAATTAAAACATGGCTAATTGCCAGAACAGCAACGAACGTTTGTTCGGTGGCGCCGTTGTGCTTGAAGTGGCCGATGGCTGCCCGGATCAGGTGCCGCAGGAATCCGAGTGGAAAGCGCTCGCCGCTGGCACATCAAAGGGCTTCGACTTCAGCCCGAATACGGTAACCAGCGATGCGGATGATGGCGGCGGCTATGTCGAAAGCATCATCACCAACTCCGATTTCACCATCAGCTTTGAAGGTGAGGTGCGTAAAAAAGACAAGCTGGACCAGTACGGTATCGGTCGCTTCATTCAGTATTTTGCAACGGAACTGAAAGCGCGCCGCCAGCCAGGTATCTGGGTTCGCATGGAATACGGTCCGGTAACCTTTCAGGGTTATATGGTAGTGACAGCGCTGAGCTCTGACGGCGGCACTAACGACATCGTATCGCTGTCCACTGAGTTCAAAGTGGGTGATGCCAGCACGATTCAGGTGACTGACTCTGAAGAGCCCGTCCCGGCAACGGGCGTTACGGTTACGCCAGCAACCACCTCCACTATTGTCGGTGGCACTCGCCAGCTGACCGGCACGGTTAACCCGGCTACGGCGACGGACAAGTCAGGCACTTGGACAACGTCTGACGCGACCAAAGCAACGGTTAACAATGTTGGCCTTGTAACCGGCGTTGCCGCAGGCACAGCGACGATCACGTTCACGTCACGCGATGGCGGCTTTACCGGCACCACAGCGGTGACCGTGACCACTTCCTAATTGCCATTTCAGGGGCTTCCCTGTGGTGGCCCCGAAAATGACTTTTAACGGATGATGCAATGACACCTCTGAAGGAAATGGGCGAGTGCCTCATCAGCTACGGAGAGAATGATTATTTCTTTCGCCCATCGTTCATGAACATGGCGAGCATAGGCTCACCAGAAGACATCGTGACGACTTTTCACGAACTGCATAACGATGACTTGAGGCAGTTACTGGACCGCGCGACTGAGGCATACAATGCTGTTCCTGAGTGGCTGAAAAAGTATGTAGCGAGGCCGCAATTTTCCAAGCCGACCATCTATGCGGCAATGCGCGTGCTGGCTGCCTGTTGTGACGATGACACAACGCCCCTGACGGGTGAGCTGATCCCCGGCAAGTCAGGGAGGTGGGCATTCGTTTATAGACCCGGAAAGATGAATCATGCCGATATGGTGCTGATCGCCCGATCGCTCATCGTGCATGGCATCATTGGCAAAGCCAAGGTGAGGCAGCTGCAGCGTCATGAAGGTGGGCAGGCATCAACCGAATTTAATGCATTCGAGTACATCAATGCAGCCCGGAATCATTTTGGTATCAGCAGGAATGAGGCGGAGCAGCTAACGATGACTGAGTTTCAGATGTTGCTCACAGCGAAGCAACCAGAACCGAAAGGCTTTACCAAAGAAGAGTACGATTCAATAACTGAAAATTATCTAGCGCGGAAAGGAAAAAAGATTCAATACAAATAAGCTCATGATTGCTAAAACCTTTCTTCCTTGGTTATATTTGCATTAACCATAAAATCATTGGTAATAAATTGTGCCACTTAGAATCCTGCTTAGGTCTTTAATGTCACGCAGTAGAAAAATAGCGGAAGACCAAAAAAAACATGATAAAGAGCTTTATGAAGAGAGTACCGAAAGGGCTTCTGTTCTTCTGGAATTCTTTAAAGATCAATATGATTATGGTCTTGAAAGGATGCGGCGTATTGAAGACAAGGCACTAAAGCTGTTCGGTTCTGTAAGTGTAATAATTACTGCTTTAGTGCTTACGATCCGCTTTGTTGGAGGTGAGCTTTTAAATTCAAATGCGGGTTTTTTTACAGTATCGCTGTTGATTTTTGGTGTGGGGACTTTCATTTCCCTTGTCACTGCTTGGGGAATGGTTTTCTCGGCAGTAACCCTTAAAGATTTACCTACCTTGGTTACAGATTCAGAGACCGCAACCTTTTTTCTTACGAAACCGAGAAATGAAACCTTATGGGATGCGGCAGACCAATATCATAATGCCTTGAAGGATATAAACAAGATCCATGATAAGAAAGCATGGAGGATCAACATTTCAATCCATGCGATGTGGTTAACTGCTTTCTTTTTCGTACTTTTTGTGATAATGGTTACTAGTGAGAACTTATTTAAGGAGGGTGGTATGTTTAACAAGAGTAACAAGCCCGAAAACCGCACTTACCAAGCGACATCTACTCAATTGGTTCAGAGTAATGTTCGTACTAATCCTGCAAGGAACGTTCTAACAGGAAGCGTAACAGGCGAAATATCGCTCCCTAATCGTAGCCAAGGGATTAAGCTAGGCGTCGCTCTGGAAAGCTACAAATCACTTTCAGAACAAAGGGCCAAAGCCAAAGCTTGATATTCAATATCTACCGCTCGCTAGTTTTTTGTTTTTTACTTGCTCAGTGCTAATCGTCCGAAAGCCCACTCAGGTGGGCTTTTTGTTATGTTTTTTTATAATTTCGGTGGCTTGATTTAAGACTTTTGTATGCTCCTTTATTGCTTTAAACCACTGTTCTAAATCCTCATTATTCATCTCTGCCAGCATATTAAAATAAGCTCTATCAATAGCGTCTGATGAAACCTGCTCAGGTGAACTATCTAATGCATCCTGCAGTATCTGCACAATTTCGGAGTTCATTGATCTTCCGTTCGTTTTGGCCCGTTCCGCTATAGCGTCACGCATTCCGGCAGGCAAGCGTACGTTAAATCTGTCCATTTCTTGGCTTGGGTAATTACTCATCTCTTTACCATAAAAGTAGGTCGTTCGACGTATAGCTTGATAATAGCACCTACTTGACACCATCTAATATGGTGGTAAATTGGAGCTAGTACCAAGTTGGTGTCTTTTGGGTGAGTGGAGAATCTTAATGCAAGACGTAACGTACACAGGCCGAAAAAATGTTGTTTTCAATCTGCGCCTGCCTGAAAGAATGGATGAAGAGATACGTAGGATGGCAGAGATGGACGGCATTTCTATTAATTCAGCAATTGTGCAGAGGCTGGCAAAAAGTCTGAGAGAGGAAAAATTGAATGCGCAGTAAAAACAGCGAAGCCCTAACTGCGCTAACAGTCAGGGCTTCTAATGTGCCGGTTAACCTTTGCGAGAAAACCAACATGAACATTGTAGCTAAACCAGATTTGAACTTCCACGGCATTCAACTGCAACCTGTCGCAAATTTTAGTCAGGTATGGCTGACTTCGGCAGATATCGCTAATGCCCTCCAATACAAAAATACCAAGTCGATAACCAACCTTTTCAATCAGAACGCAGATGAGTTCAGCGCCGAAATGACTCAGGTCATTGAATCAGTGACCTCAGGTAATTACAGGAAAAAGGTACGTGTGTTCTCTCTGAGAGGCGCACATCTGATCGCAATGTTTGCTCGCACTCCAGTGGCAAAAGAATTTCGGCGTTGGGTGTTGGATATTTTAGATCGAGAAGTTGTTATAAACATGCCGGTTTCAGCAATGCCCAGCGAACGTGAGCGTCATGCTTACAACGTCGATTCCCTGTGTATGCACTATCAGGTGATGTACGAAGCATGGAAGACACAGATTGAGCCAGCTTTGCGAGCTATTGAGTCACCGTTGGCAGGCCGCCTGCATGACAGGTTTCAGGATGGAAAAGTGTTCATGAGCTATGTGAAGCAAGGTGCGGAAAAACAGTTAAAGGAAGGAGAGGAAGCAAGGATTCGCTAAAAAAGAAAAACCGCCAATGTGGAGTTGGCGGCCTATTAACAAAAACCATGAGAGGCTTTATGTCTGGACTAACTGTAGCAAACCCAAGATCTGCTGTCACCAAAATGTCGAGCCGTGAGATTGCAAAATTGACCGGAAAGCAGCACAAAAACGTGATGGCTGACTGCCGGTCCATGCTCGAGGCGCTGAATCTTCAATCGGCTGACTTCTCAGCCGATTACAAAGACGAGCGTGGACGCACATATCAGGAGTTCTGGCTCGACCAAGACCTGACCCTTACCCTCATGACCGGCTACAGCATTCCGCTGCGTCATAAGGTGGCAAAACGCTGGCGTCAGCTTGAGTCCGGGGAAGTTCTTTCGCAAAAGTCCAAATCACATCTTCCAGAATATCGACGCGCCCGTGCAATAAAAATGGAAGTTGAGGCAATGAGCCTAGCTCTTTCATTCATGCCCAAGTTAAGCGATGTGGCAAAGCAGACCGCTATGGCTCGCGCCGTTAATGATGCGGCAGGAATGGAATTGCTTCCGCTTCCACAGGTTGAGGGGCATTACCACAGCGCGGGAGAAGTCGGCGAAATGCTGGGCGTTTCCGCTCAGAAGATTGGGCGGGTAGCTAATGCTAACAACCTCAAGACCGAGCAGTACGGAATTACCGTCATGGACAAGTCAGCCTACAGCAGCAAGCAGGTTGAGGCATTCCGCTATAACGCCGAAGGGGTAAAGGCTCTACGCCACCTGATTCACAGTGCAGATGTAGCATAAAGAATTGTGATCATCACAACGCAGTAAATCACAACCCGCTTAACTGCGGGTTTCTTGCTTTCGATCGAGCCGCATTCTAATAGATGATGAGTGCACGGTGACACTTACTCCACTACAAACTGAGTGAACTCTTGGGCGCTGCTGCTTAGACCAAAATTTCGCAGCTCCTGAATGAGGTCTTCTCTTTGTTCAGGTGGCAGTTTGGCGATGATTAGACCGATAACCATCTTCAGTTGAACAATCTCAACCTGTGCATCGTCTAAATTATCGAGTACGCATTGAAGCTGGATGCGCTTATTGACCGTAGGCATGTTCTCTCCATTTTTATTATTACGTGAAGACAAAATATCGTGATCAGCCATGCGAGAGCAACTTGCTGCCTACGATGTTTCATCACATCACGCTCACTTCATTCTTGCTTCCCATTGCGTTAGTTTCCCTTTAGGATTTATCTCATCAATTACAGGTGGGGAAAGGGATGTGACTGAAGAGGAATGGCTGGATGGCCTGCGTCACCTCAGTAACGATCAGATAATTCAAGCTCACTTTCGTTTGCAAGAGCAAATCAAAAAGCACTATAAACTTCGCGCTGAGCCCAGGAATCTGAAGAAGGCGATTGCTCTGTGTGAGCAGCAAATAGCCTTGGCGCCACTTGCAGTTGAAGCAATGGCAGCAAAGCATAAAGATAGCGTTGTGGAATATCAGAAAATTACAGGGCGGCAGCATCCAAGCCCGGAGTTCCATGCTCCAGCTCATCATGGTTACAGGCAATACTCTGTGATACTGCGTCGAAACAAAGACTTTGCTAAGCTCGAAGAAATTGAGGCAAAGCGAAAATATGAAGGCTGGGCTGATTAATGGGAGCAAGGAAATGAGGGCTTTATTTGCGATCTTGGTTATTGCCATGACTGTGTCATCACCATCTTTTGCCGAAGAAGATTCGATGTCGTCGATGAATCAGCTTCATGATGGTGTTTGCAAAGACCATCAGAAGCCAGAGCTTTGCAAACGCGTAGTTGGCATTTTAATGAAAAGCGTTCAGCAAAATGATGACATCTATATGGAATGCCTCAAGAACAAGCCATCTAAGCCAGAAGATGCGATGTATTGTCAAAATGCTAAAGACATCAGAGCAAAAATAAGCACGTATAACTAATCACTAAAAGAATCCAAAACCTCGCTCCGGCGGGGTTTTTTTATGCCCGGAGATAATCAAATGGCAGGCTCGCTAAATGCAGGCAGCATCATCTATGAAGTAGATATGGATACCGCAAAGCTTCTGGCGGCAAGAAGAGAGGTTGATGCTGCCCTAAATGGAATGGGCGCAAATATGGGCAGGCTGGAGGCGAGCGTAACAAGAACGGAGCGTTCTGTGTCGTCGATGGGGCAGGCTATGTCCAGCCTTAGTGGAATAGCCAAGGGTGTAGCAGCTGCTCTATCCATTCAACAGGTTGCTGAATATGGTAACGAATGGGTAAATGTTAACAACAAATTAGCTAACTCAGTGAGAGCTAATGAACAACTTGCTGATGTAACTCAGCGAGTTTTCGACATTTCGCAGAACACTATGAGCAGTCTTTCTGCGACGGCAACTTTGTACGGAAGGCTGGAGCGCGCCACCAGAAGTGCAGGGACAAGCACTAAAGATCTCGTAACCCTTACCACGACGATTAATAAAGGGCTGGCCGTGTCTGGGGCAACCACGGAGGAAGCCAGCTCTACCATGACGCAGCTGTCCCAAGCACTGGCATCCGGTGTTCTGCGAGGTGAGGAATTTAACTCAATCTCAGAAAACGGCAGTCGCCTTGCAGTTGCTTTAGCAGACTCACTGGGCGTGACGATTGGACAGCTTCGTGGAATGGCCGCGCAAGGGCAGTTAACAACAGAGGTTGTGGTTAATGGCTTGCTCAAACAGAGCGATGTAATCGCTAAAGAGTTTGGAAACACCGTAACCACAATGGGTCAGGCCTTCACCACTGCCACAAATAACATAACGAAGTTTGTAGGTGAATCATCGAGTGTCCAGTCAACCATCAACGTGTTCAACAAAAGCGTCATCTCTTTAAGTGAGAACCTTGATGTGATTGGCACGGCAGTAGCCGTCCTAGCTACTGTGATGGGAAGTCGATTTGTAGGCATGCTATCAGCCGCAACTGCAGCAAAAATCAAACTAGCATATTCTGCAAGAGAAGCCGCGCTGGCAGACAATCAGGCAGCTCAGGCTGCTGCGAACCTTGCTGCTGCAGAACTTAGGTCATCTCTTGCTGCGAAACAAAGAGCTATAGATGAAATCCGCCTCGCTGAAATGATGCGCGCCAGCGCGTTCAGTGCTGCCAACACTACCGCGGCAGAGGCTTCTCTGTCTGCTGCACGCGTTAGCGCGGCGACAGCTACTGACAACTACAATCGGGCACTAGCAGCTAACGCTACTGCGCAGGCAGCTGCAAACACGGCTGCCAGAAATGCCAATGCAGGCATAGGGTTATTTCGTAGTGCGCTAAGTCTTGTTGGCGGCCCGGTCGGCGTGGCTGCGCTGGCGGCTAGCGCGGTTCTTTATTTCTCTAATGCAGCTAAAGAGGCCAGAAAAGAATCCAATGAGCTTGCTGATGGCGTAAACAATCTTGTCCAAAAATTCAAGGCAATGTCTGATGTCGAAGTGGCTTCATCAGTTGCCAAACTAAGCAAAAACATCCCGCAGCTGAACGATTCGCTTGAAGAGGCCCAAGAGGCATTCGATAAAACAGCAACCAGGGTGGTGAACCTGAAGAAAGAAGTAGAAAACTGGGGGGAGGGAATAAAAAGGGGAAGGCAAGCGGCTGAGGCACTGTCAGGTGCTCAGGATGACATGGCAATAGCGGCCGATAATCTCGCTCAGGCACAAAGGAGGCTCGATCAAACGCAGAGCGCCATCAATCTTGGAAGAGCAACGCTGAACGGGACTTTAAAAGATGGCATAGACCTGCTTAAGCGTGATGGAGAACAAGCTAGCATTGCAGCTGGCATGATGAACCAGTTTGGCAAGGCACTGGATATTGCAAGTAAAGCCAAGGAAAGGTTTAACTCATCCAGCTTGGAGATTCCTCGCAGCCAAAAGGCAGATGAATACAATCAGAGCCTTGAAGAAGAAAATGAGCTGCTTTCTATAACAGACAAGCGTCTCCGGGCGGTGACCAAAGCCAAGATGGAGGCCCAGTCAAAGCAGGGAAACCAGAATCAAATTAATTCAGCAGGTGAACTTGCTGGGAAGCAATATGATTTGCAGCAGGCAGAGGCGGCAAGAAACAAAGCCGCTAAGGATGCCAACTCAGAATCAAAAAAGGCAGCCAACCAAGCTGAAAGTGTTGCTCAAAAGTTGGCTAAGTTGAAAGAACAATCTGAGCTTGCCGCCGAATCAACACAGGAGCTTACGCGCGAGAAGGCCATCCTCAACGCTCAGCAGTCACTTGGCAAGGGCGCGACCGATAACGATATCCGTCAGGCTGGCGAATACGCTGCTAAAACTTTCGACAGTGCCAAGGCAGTTCGCGATCTGGCTCAGGCTGAGCAGGGCCGTAAGTTTGCCACGCAGGAAATAGCAGCGGCCAATGTAATGCCTGATGCAGTAACCGGTGCTGTGGTTGATCCGACTGCGCAGATAGACCTGCAGGAGCAACAGAAGCTGGCAGCGCTTGCCAAGTATCAGGCCATTGATACAGAGAACACGCAGATTTACGAGGATGCCAAAACCGCAATTCAGCGGCAGGCTTCCAATGCCCGGCAGCAAATCATTCAGGATGAGGCTGACATGCAGTCTGCTGCTATATCCTCGATTATCGGGTCTGTAGCTCAGGGCTTTGACGGTTTGGCTAATCTTGCGGCCGGTGCGGCAGGCAGGAGCAGTGGTGCGTATCAGGCCATGTTCGCGCTCAGCAAAGGGTTTGCTGTAGCTCAGTCAGCGCTCAACCTGCAGCTGGCAATCTCTCAAGCTATGGCCGATCCAACAGCTCTCACTCCTGCGCAAAAGCTTGCCAACTACGCTTCAATTGCGAGTGCTGGCGCCGGGGTTCTGTCGACAATAGGCAGCATTTCCTACGGCGGCGGCCGTGAGCATGGTGGCCCGGTTAACGGCAATTCGATGTATCGGGTAGGGGAAGGTGGCAAGCCTGAAATCTACAAAGCCAGTAACGGCAACCAGTACATGATTCCTGGCGATAATGGTCGAGTGATTAGCAACAGCGATATCGGTCGCACCGATGGTGGAGCATCCTTTAACCCAACAATGAACCTGACTATAAATACAACTGGCGGGATTGATGACGGCACGGTTAAGCAACTCAGGCAGGCTTGGTCGACGGACATGATGATGATAATGAGGGATCAACAAAGGCCGGGTGGAATGCTAAGGAAAAAATAACCCACCCGTATCATTTCTATCTAATGTCAGAATCTTTGAACAGCTTAATTACTTCATCAAACAGCTCAGGAGTAAGGCTTCTAATGTCCTCATCCTCGCTCTCAGTTGCGCCATTTTTGGCTCCATTAGCCAATTCATATAAGCGGTCTCGCTGCTCATCACTCAGCACACTGATTACAAACTGCATGGCACTACGTAAAACAATAAGATCTCGCTGTTCGTAAGTCATTTCAGAAATATCAAGCATATAAATTTCCTCAAATTTTTATGATGCGCATTGTTATGCAGTGCCATTCTACACCGGAGTATTCAATGCCAGAAACATTCATCTGGAGCCCTCAAAAGAGCTTCACGGCTGATCGCACGCCAAATGTGGCAGTGGTGAAGCTTGGAGATGGTTACGAGCAGCGCCAGACCAAAGGTATTAACCCGCTCATGGACAAATATTCACTGGAGTTTGTAGGAGTGGACGATGCGAAGTGTTCGCGGCCAAACGTGGCAAAACAGGCAAATGCTTTTCTAACAGCGAGGATGGCAGTGGAGTCCTTTTACTGGACGCCATCGGATACCGGAACGCAGGCGTTATTCGTATGCCGATCATGGTCGCTCGTAAAAAATGGAGGCCACTACAAGCTTTCAGCCGACTTTGAGCAGGTGCCGCGATGAGAGACATTCCGGCAGAGCTGATTATCGAAAGTGTTGATGCTGGCGTTGGCGCAATGCTTGACCTCTTTGAGGTTGATTTGCAGGCGTTCGGTGGGGATGTGATTCGCTTCCACTCAGGCACAAACGGTTATTACGGTGATGTTGTCTGGCAGGGAAGAAAGTATTCAGCGTATCCGATCGCGGTGGAGGGTTTTGAAACCAAATCAGAAGGGACGTACTCGCGCCCCACGATGAAGGTGGCAAACATATCTGGCCTGATTACCGGTATCAACCATGACTTTGATGATGCGCTTGGTGCTGTGGTAACTCGCCGTCAGGTTCTGGTTAAGCATCTGGATGCGGTCAACTTCCCCAATGGCAATGCGAATGCAGACAGCACTATGGAGGCCGTTTCAAGGTACGTCATTGAAGAGATGACGGAAGAGACCTTTGAGACCGTTACCTACAGTCTTGCCACTCCGGTGGACTGCGACAATGCGATCATCCCGGCCCGCACGATACTGGCTGACGTTTGCCAGTGGGTTTACCGCGGCGATGGCTGCTTCTATGACGGTCCGGCAGTAGCCGATGAGAAGGATAACCCCACATCAGACCTGTCGAGAGATAAGTGCTCAAAGCACCTTTCCGGGTGTAATTTTCGCTATCCGAAGCCTTCACCTAAACCATTCGGGGGATTCCCCGGTTCAGGGAAAATCTCATGACGTTAGAGAGTGAATGCCTTGCATATGCAGCATCGTCGACCCGCGAGGTCTGCGGTCTGATTATTGATGGCGCCAGGCTGATTCGTTGTAAGAATGCTCACCCTGAACCAGACAGGAACTTCAGGATAAGCGATACAGACTGGATGAATGCAGAAGCGGCGGGAGAAATCACCGCCGTTTTTCATTCTCATCCGCAGCCAAAGCTGGTTCTTTCAGGTGCTGACCGCCAGTCGCAGATTGCTACGGATGTTGAATGGTGGCTTGCCAGCGCCGGAGAGCTGAGGAAATTCAGGCCGGTATCGTATCTTCTTGGACGCGCTTTCGAGCATGGCATAATGGACTGCTACACGCTTTTTCGGGATGCCTACCACCTGTGCGGAATCGACCTGCCAGACTTCGAACGATCAACAGGTTGGTGGGTCAGGGGAGAGAATCTTTATATCAAGAATATGGCTGCCAATGGCTTTCACCAGGTTGATGCGCAAGCCATCCAGTCCGGGGACGTCATCATCCGGCGGGCCTTCGCAGAGTCCGATCCTTGCCACGCAATGATCTGGCTTGGTGATAACACAGTGCTCCATCACGAGCAGGCCGGGCGCCTGAGCCGTCGCGAGCCATATCGACAAGCCTACGTAAAACTTACCCATTCAATCTGGAGGCATGAACAATGCTCATCTTTAGATTTGCGGGGAATCTTCGACGACATTTCCGTCAGATCGCTTTAAACGTTGATACTCCTTCACAGGGATTGAGACTGCTCCTGGCACAGTGCCCTGCATTTAAACGAGATTTCTATAAAACCCGCCTGCGTATTCGCGTTGATCGTTCAGACGTGGCCAGCAATGAACTCGAATTTCATATGAACCGTCATCTTAAGGATGGCTCAACGGTGCTGTTCGCGCCCGTCGTTGAAGGTTCGATAAGTGCCGCCGCAGCGGCATGGATCATGGTGGCGGTAACGGTGGCTTCGGTCGCTTACTCGCTCTACATGACTTCCCACATGAAGACTAAAACATCAGCTGATGACGCAGCAAATAACTCGCTAACCAATAACTCTTTTACCAGCGCAGAGAACCGGATTGGTCAGGGCCGTCCGGTACCGCTTTTGCTTGGCGAGATGGTTGTTGGTTCCAACGTGATATCTCTCGGTATCGACACTTCTAATAATCAGGATTGGTCGGAATCCATCAGTTAAGGTGAAAATATGAGCTCAGGCGGCGGCGGTGGAAGTACACCAAAACTTATCGACGACAATTTAAAATCAAAGCAATTCCTCCGCGTTCTCGACCTGATTTCAGAAGGCCCAATCTACGGACCGGTAGATCAAAACAGCCTCTCTTCATTCATGCTTAACAAGACTTCAGTCACTGACAGTGCAGGGAAGCCCAGCATTAATGGCGTTAGCATCGCGTGGCGGCCGGGCTCAGCAACACAGGCACCCATAGCCGGGTTTGACTCAATCGAATCAACAACTGTAGTCAACACTGAGGTGACGCTGAACACGCCACTTGTGCGCACCGTAACAGACACTGATGTCACTCGCGTGAGGATGAACATTGGCGTGACGGGGTTGGCGGAGCAGGATACCAAGGGCAATCAGAAAGAAACGTCCGTCAGTATGTCGATTGACGTCAGGGTCGGGAATAGCGGATGGGAAGTGGTCAAGATGGTTACCATTTCCGGCAAAATATCCGGTGAGTATCTTGAAGCGCATATGATTGATGCGCCGGCAACAAAGCCCTTCGATATACGCTTGCGGAGGCTGACCGCCGACAGCGGAAGTGACCTGCTCACCAACGGCACCATCTGGAACAGCTTCAGTGAAATAACAGATCAGAACCTCTCCTATCCCTACGCAGCCATTGCAGGCGCAGTAATAGACCGCGACCAGTACACCGACACGCCGACGAGAACCTATCACCTTCGTGGACTGATTGTGGATGTACCTGACAATTATGACCCAATAAACCGCACCTATGCAGGAATCTGGACTGGGGGATTTAAATCGTCCTGGACAAATAATCCTGCGTGGCTTTTCCGGGCACTGGTTAAAAATACTCGCTTTGGGCTGGCTAAGCGTGCCGGTTATATCGACGTCGATGACGGAAGTTTGTATGTGCTTTCACAGTTCTGCGATCAGCTGGTTGATGATGGTTATGGCGGAAAGGAACCGCGCTTCACGCTCAATGCTTACATCACTGAGCAGAAGACGGCAAGAGACCTGCTGGATGACATCGCCGGGATGTTTCGCGGCATCGCCCTGTGGGATGGACTGCGCTTTTCAATCATACTCGACAACCCGCAGGACCCGGTTGCTGCAGTGACAAATGCCAGCGTTATAGATGGCCTGTTCACATACAGTTCGATGAAGCGATCAGAGCGTTTTAATGCCGTAGTGGTTTCGTGGACTGACCCAAACAATGGCTGGGAGCAGGTAAAAGAATACGTCTCCGATGACGCAATGATCGATCGTTACCAGTACAACGAGACGACACTGGAGGCATTCGGATGCACGTCGCGGGGGCAGGCATTCCGGGCTGGCAAATGGTTGCTGGAGACGGCAAAGCGGGAAACCAAAAAAGTCAGCTTCAGGATGGCAAGAGATGCGATCGCATTCATGCCTGGCGATGTCATTGAGCTGATGGACAACAATTATTCGGCAACCCGGTTAGGCGGAAGAATAACTTCGCACATCGGAACCAGAATTACTGTCGATGCTGACGTTTCCAGCATGGCTGGCGCCGGAGACCGGATGTCGCTTATGGGCTCTGATGGCAAATTCGTTAAGTACGAAATAGCATCTGCTTCAGGAAGGATTATCACTCTTAAGTCGGTGCCCGCATGGGTGCGCGACGGCACTATATTTGTCATTTCAACGGGAGAGGTAGCCACCCGACTGTTCAGGGTAATGGGTATCACAGAGGACGATAACAACTCGCTTTACAGTATCTCGGCCACTCTGTATGACCCCAACAAACAGGCTATTGTTGATGATGGCGCCGTGTTTGATATTCCCAACGATACCCTGAACGGATATCGGGTTCCGAATATCGAGAATCTGCGCATTATCAACAATAACACTGAAACGGTGCAGGTAACGGCCACCTGGGAGACGGCAACAACAACAAAGAGAATGATGTTTGAGCTGTATGTGTACAACCTTGATGGAAAGGTTGTCGCGCAGTATGAGACCGATCAGTTCCGTTATGAGTTTTACGGGCTTGATGCCGGAAGTTATACGCTGGGCGTCCGTGGTCGCAATGACAACGGCATGAAAGGCGCTGAGACGCAGGTGAGTCTGGTTATCGGCGCACCTTCTGCGCCTTCATTTGTGCAGTGGACTCCTGGCATCTTTTCCGCAGATATCGTGCCTGTGATGAGCGTGTCAGCAACGACAGATACTTCATTTGAATTTTGGTACACAGGTGAGGTCAGGGTAACCAGCATTGGTAACGTTGAGAATGAAGCTCAGTTCCTTGGGCGGGCATCGCAATGGACGTTACACGGGCTGAAAGCTGACACAACCTACTATATGTACGTTCGCACAAAGAATGCCTTCGGCGTATCACCTTTTGTTGAAGTATCTGGAAAGGCATCCGGCGACATCCCTGGCATGCTGGATTATATCGATGACGCTATACGAAACTCTGGTGCCTTTGAGCGGTTAAGTGGGGTAATTGACACCAACATTGAAGGGATGCTTCAAAACGCCCTCGATAATGACTCCAGTGTAAATCACCAGTTCCGCCAGTTCGGAGAGGTAAGGGCAGATATCATCACTGTCCGCACTACCATAGCCGATGTCAACAGGGCCATGGCTGAGCAGAATACGCTTGTTCAGGCTCAGATTGGCGATCTCACTTCCTCTGTTAACCAGAAGCTTACGGCCACCGTTAATTCGGATGGCAGCGCCAGCGCATTTTATGATGTAGGTCTTCAAATCCAGCGCAACGGACAGAATTATAAAACCGGTATGGCGATGGGCATTGAACCTTCAGGAAGTGGCTATAAGTCCACCATTGCGTTTAGCGCTGACCAGTTCGGAATTTACTCTGGCAGTAGTGCGGGCAGCTATCAGCTGGCGTTTGCGGCTGTAAATGGTCAGGTCTTTTTGCGCTCAGCATTCATTCAGGACGGGACGATAGATAATGCCAAGATTGGTAATTTCATCCAGTCGACAAATTACAACGGAGCGGTAGGTTGGCGAATTGATAAAAATGCCGGCTTCTTTTTTGGCGGCGCAGGCGGCGGAGGCTCAACGCGTATGGATGAAACAGGATTTTCTGTTTACGACGCCGGTGGGGTTGAGCGATTCAGGGCGGGGAAACTGAGCTAATGGCGGACTATTACGGCGTAAGGATTACCCCGGATGATGGCGGCAAGCAAATCATCCTGGATGCAGGGACGCGCTTTCTTTCTTATCTGGCGAGTATGCAGCTTAACGGCAGGGATCGAACCCGAAGCATTAAGGCGCCAACGCCCGGCGCTACTCCGCTGGTTGTGCCGCGAAGCCTCGTGAGCATCTTTCCGGGAGACGGTCAGGTACCGCAGTTCTTCTATGTGAATGGCTGGGGCGTGGATGCCGGAGGTAATTTCAGTTATTCAGTGGGCGGCAGTAAGGGCGTGGAAAACGTGGTCAATAACTTCGCCACGGTTGATGTTTTTTCCATAGCCGGGCAGTCAAACCCCGGCAGTTACGGAGCGCGCATCACGGACGGTGCCAACTTCATGGAGATCAACGACACCAGTTATCTTGGCTACGTTACATGGCGCGGTACTGTGGATGTGAATGGATACTGGGATATCCCGGCCAGCGTTCTGAATATGGGCCCGTATGTGGTATTTGCCCGATGGAACAACACGGCAACGCCGTTATTCCTCAACAGGGATAACAACCGCATTGAGTGTTATACCGGCTTTGGCAGCGCCGGAGGGGCGGGCGTGGGCGACTCTGTTGCAGGCGTGCAGCTGGTCATTATCTCCTGCGCATTCTCTCCGTCGCTGCCAGCGTCAGGCTGGGGAATGGTGATTCGTAACGCCCAGAATGTCATTACCTTCTCCAGCAAATACCCTCCGGTTATGTGGCGTGGTGGCTCATTCAACTTTCCCAACTATGACAATTTCGACACGTCCTCCGGAGAGGTGCTGAGCTGGGTGGGCCCGTCCGGGAATGTGGCGCAGCCTATGGTGCCGCTTTGCAGCATCGGAATTCAGCGCGGAGATTTTAGTCGGTCATCAGGGAACTATTCATTCCGGCCTGTTCTGTATGCCGGATTCAAGATGTCCGGCAACAGCGTTTCCTGCGCGCGGGCCCGACCAGTAGGGGCTGACGCTCCTGTAAGTCTTTATCAAAAAGCCAAGCAGGTTGGGTGCTCACTTCCCTGTCTGGACGCTGTCGATTACTTCTGAATTAAACCCCTTCAACAGACCCGGCCACTGCGCCGGGTTTTTTATTGCCCGGAGAAAACTATGCCAGCAGGCACTATTGCTTTAACCAATAACTCAGCCGCGGTAACCGGCACAGGAACCAGCTTTACCAGCGAGCTGAAAGCCAATGATTTCGTTGTGGTGGTAGTCGGAGGCGTGACCTACACGCTTGGGATTAAGTCTGTTGATTCAGCGACGGCGCTTACTCTTGTCTCTGCTTACGGCGGTGCAACCATTTCCGGTTTGTCATGGACGCCGGTCCCCAATGCAACGCTAGTCGGTATTACAGCTCAGGTTGCTGCGGATGTAGCGAAAGCGATTCGCGGGCTTAATCTGGACAAAGCCAACTGGCAGCAGGTTTTTACCGGCACCGGCAACGTCACGGTTAACCTGCCGGATGGCACATCATTTACCGGGCCTGCCTGGAATGGTATTGCTGCATCCATTTCCGGCAAAATGGATAAAAGTCAGAACCTGAATGACGTTGCTAATAAGGCGACTGCGCGCTCGAATTTAGGGCTCGGGGATGCCGCAACAATGGGGGTCGGAACCGCCGCAAACACCGTTGCAGCAGGTAATGATTCACGGATCGACGGTGCATTGCAGAGGATAGGCGGGATTGTTTCAGGCCAAATAATCGCGACCTCGAAGAGCGCTGCTTACTATAAACATCCCAATGGGTTTGATGGATCATATAACTACCACGCGGACATCAGGAATGGAGATGGAACCGTTGTAATACAGAATGCTTTGTATCTGCAATCAGGTCAGTATTGGGCTGAAAGGGACATTTTAACGCAGGGCGGTACTGCTTACGTATGGGAGAAAAGAAATGATGGGTCTTTCCGTTCGCCTGGGACTATATACGCAAGCGGAAACGCACTGACGTCTGACCGTCGGCTTAAGAGTAACTTTGAGCCAGTGGATTACGATATCGACGTGATTGATAAGATAATCCCACAGCGCTATGACAAGCGATCTCCTGAGGGAGATGTACCAAATCCGCCGGTGGATAGCGAACCTCTTGATCCAGTAGAAGGCGAGCAGAGTGAGGGGCCAATTAGCTCAGGCCCGGTACCTGTCACGCCAACAGTCTCCCGTGAATTAGGCATCGTTGCTCAGGATTTGCAGGCCGTACTGCCTGACCTGGTATCCGAATATTACTGGAATGAAAAATACCCTGACCTGTTAAGCATTAACTATTCGGGTCTTGCAGCGTGGCTTGTTGGATATGTTGCCAACCTGAAAGACATGGTAAAGGCGCAGGGAGATACCATCAGCAAACAGGATGGCATTATCAGTAATATGGAGGCCCGTCTGGCTGAACTGGAGGCCAGAATGAAAGCACTTGATGGCCTCGACGCATAAAAAGCCCGGCTGCCGGACAATGACTCAGCCACTCCTGTCTGAGCAAGCTGCGGGGTGGGTCATTTGACATTAGTCGCCGGCCGGCACAACCGCCTGATTAAAAAACCTCGCACCATCAACCTCTTTACAAATCTGGGAGCCGCTCCGCCTTGATCAAAAGTGCCGATCGACATTACTGTTTATAAAAACAGTATTGAGATGAGTTTATGGGCGGCAAGGACAGTAACTTCAAGGTAGTTTATCGGGGCGAGGAGCTTGAGCACTTCAGGGAAGGTGAGTGGGTATTCTTCCAGCGCCCAAAGAAGTACGGCGGCGGCTACTGGTTTGGCCGGACGTATGCCTTTTACTTCTGGCTGGAGTTCGGGCAACCGACATCACTGACGCAGGGAATCAACTACCTGCTGGCGCTTGAGAGCATTAAGCCTCAACTGGAAGTGTTCGACGATGACCAGTTTGGTTTGCCGTTTTAACAAATATTAAAAACCCGCCACAAGGGCGGGCTAAAACTCAACTCTTTGACAGGCCAAAAAATAGCAATAAATTACATTAATTCACCACGTTACTGATGTCCTTCAAGCGTAGCCGTTAATTTGTAATAAGCAAAAAAAGTCCCATCATCAGAGGCGATGATGGGCAGTAGCGTGGTGATGATATACGAACGCTGAACGCGCTCTGTTATAAGAGTTCTGTTCAAATCTCATGGGAAGATAGTGAGAAAAGACCCGCCTTCCCGCGAGCCTGTCCCCACTCACCGAACGGTAGGAGCGCCCGGCTTGTCTGGCAATAAAAGTAACCTTAATAAGGTTGTGCTAGCGGTTCAAGCATAGGCGGCAAAAAAAAGCCCGCAATAAGCGGGCAAGAATGCAGTTAATTAAAACTTCTGTATGAGCAGCATTGGTAATTCATGCTTAGACCTTTAAGTTATCGGCAGGGCTTGCTCACACTTTATAGACAGCAAAAAAATCTGATCGGAGTACATTTTTTTGAGTTCGACTATGACCAGTTTGGCCTGCCGTTTTAGGTGATAGCCTGATCCGCAAAGCCCACTATTTCTGCCATGCTAAGATAAATCGCGCATTAACTGAGGCTCAAAGCCGCTATTCGGCAGATAAGCATCAGAATGAGCATGGTAAAATTTTTATTAGTACACAAATTAGTACATAATTTTTTTATTTTAGTTTTAAAATAATTTTAAGTGGTTGATAAATAAAGATAATGGACATAAAACAGCTTATATATCTCTGTAATCTTGAGCGCGAACGCCACTTTGGCCGGGCGGCAGAGGCGAGCTTTGTCAGTCAGCCAACGCTCTCCATGCGCCTGAAGAATCTGGAGCGTGAGCTTGGCCTGTCGCTGATCAACCGCAGCAACAATTTTGATGGCTTTACCGCCGAAGGGGAACGCGTGCTTACCTGGGCGCGGGAAATCGTGTCGGTTTATCAGGGCCTGAAGCTGGAAGTGGAATCGCTCAAGCATGGCGTAAATGGCACGCTGCGCATTGGCGTGGTGCCGCAGTGCAGCATATCACTGCCAAAATTGCTGAAGGCGGTGCAGGAGCGCTATCCCCAGCTCGATTATCGCATCGCGGTGCTGAGCGCCGATCAGCTGCTTGAGGCGCTAAACAGTCACACGGTGGATGCCGGTATTGGATTTTTCGAACTTTCCACGCTGCGCGAACTGCACTTTCAGGCTGAGCTTTTAGCCGATGAAGGCGTGGAACTGGTTTTTCATCCGCACCATTTTCCAGCGCTGGAACAGGCTGAGGCGCTGACCATCGCGCAGCTTAAAGATCTGCCGCTCTGTCTGGCAGAGCCGACGCGCTATTTTCGCCGCTATCTTGATAACCATTTTCGCGATGCAGGACTGCAGCCGCGGGTCATTCTCGAAACCACATCGGTATTTCAACTGTTGCAGGCGGTGGAGGTGGGGCTGGGCTGCATGATTGCGCCGGTCGGGCATCTGCTGGAAAGCAATCTGCAACAGCTGGCGCGCCGTAAGCTGGATATCCCGCCGATGTCGCGCCATGCGGCGCTGGTGGTAGCTGAACCAGGGCGGGCGTCACCGCTGGCTCAGCACTTCTTCGATGAGCTGCGTCGGCACCTTAGTCAGTAA